TTTAACTAAATTTTAACTAAAATTAAATGCAATTATATTTTGTCAAACCAAAACACTTTAATATATTTGTACCAATGAACTGCTAATATTAATTAATATTAAAAAAACAAGGGTATGGGAACACTACGAGAATTAGCTTCGGATGAAGTAATGAAAAAATTTAACGCACTTACTGACCCTTTAAGAATAAGAGTTATGAATTACGTTTTGGATAAAGATTTTACAAGTCTTACTTATTTAGATAGTACTCTTTTAAGAGATGTTTTTAAACTTGATTTAAATAATTTGGTGGTTTACTTTCCAAGTAAAAAATAAAATTATGCCAAGAAAATCCGATAACATACCTATCAACAACGAATTGCTGGATAGGAGGGTTAAGTTAACCAAAGACGATAAAGACTTAATTGCCTATTTACGAGAAGAAGATGGTATTTCATATCAAAAGTTAGCCAATAGGTTTAACGTTTCTAAAAGGACTATAATTTTTATCTGCAAACCAGAAACTTTAATAACAATGTTGGAATGGAGAAAAAAAAGAGGTGGGTCTATGATATATTATAACAAAGAAGCTCACGCTATAACAACAAAAGAGCATCGAGAGTATAAAAAAGAATTATTTGATAAGGGGTTAATTAAAATGACACAAGAAAAAGTTATGATAACAAGAATAAAAGCACCTAAATTTAGAGTAGGTAGGTGTATATTAAACGAATATGAATTAAGACAATTACAACTTGAAGTAGCAAAAGGATTAAAACCTTCTGGTATGGTTGTAAAATCTTGTCAGAATGGAATTGCTTGTGTTATGCTTGAAAACGGAATGTTTGATAGGGGTTTTGGGCAAAATGGAGGTTACGATATAGGTAGTGCAATATCAATAGAGCATTATAAATTAAGATTAAATAAGGATTTAATAAAAAACGTATGATGAAGTATATTTTATTTTGGCTATTGTACGAAGTTATAAGAAAAAACGTAATTGACTTGTGGTATTATTTAATTCAAAAAGGACAGAAAAAATGAAAAACATACACGTATTAGTACTATTATTAATATTTATTTCTTGTGAAACTCCTAAATACACTCATATTGGTCAAGAAATAATTGATGGTAAAGTTTCTGCTATTAAAGGTGGGGTAGAAAGACATTGTAGAGGTTGTATAAGTGATTATCCTATGATTTGGGTACAAACTGCTACTACAACTAGACAAGTGCAAATTCCTTTTGAATATGAAGGAAAATGGAAGGTGGGAGATAGTTGTTTATTAATCATTGAAAAATATAAAGAAAATGAAAGTAAGTAAAAACATACACGTATTATCAACAGATAAACCAAGTAGGTTAGTAAAAAATGGAAAAGGGTTATTATTAGTAGAGATACCAAAAAGCTATACATTTTTTGGAAATAATGTTAGTACAAACATCTACATCACTAATGATGAAGAAATTAAAGAAGGAGATTGGTGTTATCAACCTAATTTACCTAACCTTTTAGAAATATGTAAAAACAGAGAAGAAAATTGGATGATAGAAAGAGGATTTAAAAAAATCATCCTAACAACAGACCAAGATTTAATCAAAAATGGAGTTCAAAGTATTGATGATGATTTTTTAGAATGGTTTGTGAATAATCCAAGTTGTGAGTTTGTCAATATAGTTCCGTTTGATGGATATAATGCTATTAAAGGTAGATACTTTGGTTATGAAATCATCATTCCAAAAGAAGAACCTAAACAAGAAATAGACTTCAATAGATTTAATGTAATTTTTGAACAAGTAGAGCCTATGCCTATTACTGATGCGATGACCCAAAGACAGAACATTTTTAAAAAGTATGAAGATGCTGGTATTAAGGTGCAGTCAGTATGCTTCCCTAGTGACCACGATTTTTTTGTAGAAAAAAAGGAAAGTGAGGTTTTAGACTGGTTGCAGAATACAATCCATAGTGAACATAGTGCGTTATTACAAATTAAGCAAAAATATACTGGCGATGCTGACCTAGTGAGTTGGAATAATAATCCAATGCAAAATCAAAGATATTTAGAAACTAATGGAGGAATTTGAATTAATTGAAACGTTAAAGCAAGAAATTTTACAAAGGCAAAATTTAAGCGAAAATAAGTGCGGTACTTCTATTGTACATTTAATGAGAAAATTTAATCTAAATTCAGAAGAAATAAATAAAATTCTAAAAAAAATATACGATGAAAAATTTATAATTGTTAGGCAAGGAATTAATGAAAAATTAATATTTTTGAAGTAACCATTATCACGAAAATAGTAATTTGAAATACTTATTATGACCATTATTCAGTTTATTTTATATTATTTAAAAATATTTTTATTATATAAACGTATATTTACAGATATTTTTTTTTAAACAAAAACACTATGAAAGCTACAAACGTTATCATAATCGGAGGAGGTGCGATTGCATTACTATACTTTTTAAAAAACAGAAAGGTTAAAACAATAAGTATTGCTAAACCTAATGTAAGCACAATACCTACTACTGGAGGTGCTACAACTGGAGGAGCAACTGCTGGAACAAGTCAAGTTACTTCTTTTCCAACGCCACCACAATCAAACGAACCAGAACAAGTTTTTGGATTAGGATTACCTACTGGAATGGATTTACCAATACTAACTGCTGGAACTGGAATACCGACAGAAGTTGCTATACAACAAGGTGGTGTAAGTACAACGCCAGAACCAGTTAAAGAAAGTCCACAACCTAGTCAACCTATTAATGACATTATTGAGCCTATTAAAGAGCCAAGATTACCTATTAACGATGACCCATATAAAGGGCAAATAGGAGGATTTCCTCAATATCCAGCTCCACCTCAACCTATTGATGACATTATTGAGCCTATAAGATTTCCAATGCCGAGTATTATAGACCCTATTTCAATTGAAGTTACAAATCCAAGTGTTTTTACAAAAGAACCAAATTATATTGCACCAGCAATGCCAAACATTTTTGAGCAAATATATGATTATGTAATGCCGAGTAAACCAATCTATTCACAACCAGTTGATGTTATTGTTGAACCTATAATAGAGCCAAGACGATTGTATGACATTGACCCTATTTCAATTGAAGTTACAAATCCAAGTGTTTTTACAAAAGAACCAAATTATGTTATGCCAGTAATTCAAAATTCTTATCAACAAGAATTTAGTAATGTGGACAGAGAACTTTTCAATATGAATCAAGACATATATTCAATTTAAAATAATTATTATAAATATAAAAAAAAAATGAAAGCAGAAAATAAGAAATATTTAGTTTACGGTGGAGTAGCTTTTTTAGTTGGCTCACTAGGTTACTTTATTTATACAACTTTAAGAAATAAAAATTCAAACGTTGCAGAAAGCCAAACGGATACGGTTACACCAGAAACAGAAACAACTTCTGGCACAAATATTTTTAGGGATATGTTAGACAATCCAACAATACCATCTGGAATTGATTATACATTTCAAACTCCACCTATTGCTCCTAAAGGTTTTTTTGAGTTACGTAATAATATTTTTATGAATTAATAAAAACATAAATACTTTGTAAAATTAAGGGCGAAAGTCCTTTTTTTTACCATTTATTTGTATATTTGTACCAACAACCCATATAACAACTTAAATAAAATTTAATTATGGCAAAGCCAAGACATTTAAAAAATCAAGTATTGACATTAAGAGCGCAAGGAAAATCTTATCGTGCTATTCAAAAAGAACTAAATTGCTCCAGAGGAACTGTTAACTATCATTGTAAGGATAATGATATGACCGATATTGGAATGAAGATATACCCAGTATCTAAAGAAGTTAAAATCCAAATTGCTGAATTTTGCCAAAGCAATACTAGTGTAAAAGCAACAGAACATTTTGGATTAGGCTTATCGACTATAAAAAAGTATAGAAAATATCAAGGGTAAATCCGATGAAAAAAAATTATTCGTTACGCATATTTGCCATTTTAGCAAAAAGGGTTTATAAGCTATCTAAAAAACGTAAGTTAGGCTGGAAATGGAGAGATGCTCAAAAATGGACATCCGCTAATTTGTTTCAGTTATACAAAGGTAAACCGTTATCAAAAATTAAAGTAACCGAAGTTGATTCTGTTATTATTTCTATATTAGATGGAACTCAAACGCCTACTACCGTACCTACACCAAAGACAACAATTTGTTTTGACCCATTTAATATTCCTACAAAGGATTTGAAAGATATTAACTGGTGGATGTTGGGCGACCAAATTAGTTTTTTTGATAGTAATCTAAATATTAGAATAGCTATTGGAAGTATTATAGATACTGGAGTAGTAAAAAAGTATGAATTGCTTAACATAAATGATACCGTAGAAGATATGCGTAGGAATGGTTTTAGCTCTGACGATAACATTATTTTTAAAATTCTGGTTGCGCCAAATAAAACTGACGATGGGAAACCTTGTTCTTATTATGTGTTGGCTACTTTAATGGGTTCTCCTTTAGATAGTGAAACTTCAATGGATGAAGTCTTAAAGGTTGTAACCGAAAGTGATTTGCCAGAAGATGTGCGAAAGGATAGGGCGATAAAAGTTCAAAAAAGGCAAGAAATTATAGATTTAAGAGTAGCCAAGAAGAAATCCGCAGAAAGAGTTCGACCAAGCAAAGTAGAAGGGCAAGACGAAGCACAAAAATTAGAGATTGAAGAAACTTTAAAAAATTTACAAAACCTATATGCGAAAAAACTAATTAGCAAAGAATTGTTCACTGCTAATATGAAAGAATTAAAAGCTAAACTAAAATTAGGTGGTAAAATATAATTATGGATAACCAAGAAGAAAAACCAACAAGAATTTACTCAAAAACAAAGGTCGATAGATTATACAAAAAACTAGTTGTAGGAAAAGGAAATTTCTTAATTAGATTTGGAAGTGAATGTAATGAACTTATTTTTGATAACGTGCATAATGTGTTTTCAACTGAAAACAAAAACTTTGACAATAAATTACTTTGCCTATTTAATATGGTGTTGATTGATGTTAAAAATTTTTTAAAAATTAACCCATATATTGATATTCCGCCTAAAGTAAATACTATTGAATTTAACTATAATTATAATGATGAAATTGGCACTATAACTGCAACTGATTTAGACCACGCATTTTGGAGAATAGCATACGTTAAAGGATACATTACCAAAAAAACATACACTAAAGGTTTGCCCACTTCTGGCAAAGCCATACGCCTTGCTTCGCTTTCAAAATTAGGTAATGGTAAAAAGTTTGATAGGTATGTTAATGGAGAATTTGTAGAACAAATTGTAGCAAAAAAATCTGATGCTACCTTGCAAAAAGTATATGTTGATATTAGATACTCTTGTTATTATATGATGTACGAGTTATCGCAAATACTTAAAGATGATTTTGAAAGTTGGAAAACAGACTGCATTTATTACCGAGATACCCCAGAAAACAGAACAATTGTGCATAACTACTTCGAGGAAAGGGAAATGATGTTCAAGCAACTGATTTAACTATTTCTTTTTATTAAAATATTTTGTTATTTTATATAATATTTATATTTTATATAATATTTTTTATTTATATTTGTATAATAAACCAAGAAAAATGAACTTAAAGACAACACCGTTTACCGATTACGAAAGTAAAAAGTCGTATGAAATATCTAGCTTTACAGAGTTAGGTATGGAGATTAACATTCTTAACGAAACTACCCAATACCAAAAAAATCCAAGCGGAAACTTTTATAAGTTTGGAGTTATTATCAATGATGATTTTAACTGGTACTTCAATGGAGTTTCGGTTGCAGATAGTAGGGAGAAAATGAGAGAAATTTATAGTGCAATATTGCAAGTAAATTTAGGTACAGAAAACAAACCTTTTATTTATAAAGTCAAAAGATTATGATACGTATAGCAAAAGATTCAGCAGACCAAATGGTTATGGACACATTAATTAATTTTTCTAAATTTAATTTAATGAATACTCAATTTGATGAAGATTCGTTAAATATTATTAATAATGAAGTTGACAAATCTGTTTTTACTGGAGTTTTACTTACCAAAGCAAAACCATCTTTATTTGAAAAACACGAAAACGATATGAAGTTTACAATTATGTCAGCACTTCAAACTGTATATTCTTATGGTAAAGAAGAACCAATTGAAGATTTTGATTTTAATGCAGACTTATCAAAAGAGTTTTGCCACATTGACGAAGATAAATGTTCAAATAGCACGAAATTAAATTTTGCGCTAAATCAATTTGTAAATGCTTTTTATGAATATGAAAGACTAGAAAAAAAATATCCAGAATTAATGAAAATTATGTAGATATGAAACCAAGTGAATTTAAAGATTTCAAAACTGTAAAGGACAAAGTACACTTCCTTTTGCTTACAAACCCAGCTTTACGAGATAATGATATGAAGTTAATTGCTACTTATTATTTTCACGAGATAGGTAAAGAAGCAATAGACACTTTAACCGCCTATGACTTACTTAATAAAATATCCAGCTCAAAGATGACTAACTTTGAAACTATAAGAAGGTTGCGTATGCAGATACAACAACACGATGAAAGTTTACGAGGTTCTGAATATAAAAACAGAAAGAAAAAAGTTGACCCATTTTTTAGAGTATTTTTAAGAGAATAAAAAAAATAATTAATTTTTGTTGTACCGATAGCTTTTTTTATTATATTTGTACCAACGAACTACTAAAACAAATAAAATGAACGTAACTCTAATTACCACCGATGGGAAAAAATCAAAAGTTAATATTAAAACTTTTGTTGAAGCAAGAGAATTAGTTTGCAACTCTCAATACAACTCTCCAGCAGAGATTATTGTAATGATGGATGGAACTTTTATTCTGATTGACGAAGAAGGAAAATTAAAAAATCTTGATATTAACGAGATAGCAACTGAAATTGCTCACGAAAATCATTCAATATATCCAAGTGATTGTATTGTTGGGGATGTATTATTTGTAGATGATGTAGATGAATTTGATGGGTTGCCATACGAATAAAAATTTATGGAAAATAATACTGAAATATGGAAAGATATTTTAGATTTTGAAGGATTGTATCAAATATCTAATTATGGTAATGTTAAGTCTTGTAAAAGATTGGTAAATGCTATATATGGTAGTCAAAGATTTGTAAATGAAAGACTATTATCTTTAGGTAAAGATAAAGATGGTTATTTAATGGCTGTTTTATGTCAAAATGGAATTAAAAAGACTGTTAAAATACATAGATTAGTTGCCGATGCTTTTATTAATAAAATTGATGGTAAAAATTTAGTCAATCATATTGATTCAGATAAATCAAATAATATTTTTACTAATTTAGAATGGGTATCTCCTTTAGAAAATATTTGTCATAGTAAATTAAATATAAAATCTTCAAGTAAATATATTGGTGTTAGTTATAGTAAAAAAGATAAAGTTTTTAGAGTAGTTATATGTATAAATGGAAAAAATATTTATTTAGGTTGTTCTAAAACAGAGGAAGATGCTTATAAGATAAGATGCGATTATGAATTTGCAAATAACATAAGTAACAAATATTTATAAAAAAAAAGGGTTGGGTAACAACTCCCAACCCTAAACCAAGAAACCTTAATAACAACACTATGGATAAAGTGTTTATTAACTTAAAGACAAAATTAATTATTATTAGCTATAAAAAGTTAATAATTAGATAAATATCCAAAAACATTACTCTCTTAATTGTTTTCACTTATGAGTAAAATACGATTTTACAAATATTTTTTTCGTAATGTTGACAAACCAGTAATAATGGAAGCAATCGATAGATTAAGTGCCGACCAAATGATGCAACAATTAAAGGAAAATACTACTGCTAATTTAAGTGCAAAAGATTTAATTGACATTAGAGTAGAAACACCAATTACGGGAATATCAAAAAGGAAAAGACATAACCAAGATTACGTTTGGGTTGGAACTGAATTTACTAGCGATGGTTGGTTGCTTCAATCTGAATACGATGAAATACAAAAACTTAAAAATAACAACAATGAAAATAATTTATAACACTCCTATTGAGGTAAATCAAAGGCAATATAATGTTTGTATGAATACTCTGTCTGGTATTGTAGCTGGTAGGATTTCGGATGGAAAATATTATATAAAAGTTTGGTTGATGGGTTACAAAAAAAGTGTTCAACAAGTATTAAATAATTATCAAAATGGATGAACTATTACCCCATAAAAATTTTTCTCTTGAAGATATGGATGGAGAAATTTGGAAAGATATTGAAGGATATGAAGGTTATTATCAAATAAGTAGTTTTGGTCGAGTAAAATCATTTAGTAGATTAGTATTAAATGGTTTTAGAAATCGTAACACTACAAAAAAAATACGAAAACCCAAATTTGACAGAGGTGGATATACCGAAGTTTGTATAAAATTTAACAATAAATCAATTCAATATAGGATTCATAGATTAGTGGCTTTGCATTTTATTGATAATCCAAATAATAAAGCAGAAGTAAACCATTTAGATTCTAATAGATTAAATAATAATGTAAAAAATTTAGAATGGGCAAGTAAAAGGGAAAATCAATGTTACGCAAATATTAATAGAAAAAAAACAAGTAAGTATGTAGGAGTTTGTTTTTATGAAGGAAAAAAATCTAATTATTGGCGCAGTAAGATACAAATTAATAATAAACATATTTATTTAGGTTCTTTTCAAACTGAATTAGAAGCATACCAAGCTAGATGCGATTACGAAAAAGCCAATAACATAGAAAATAAATACTTATGATAAATATTAGTCAATCCTTCCTAAAAGAGTTTGCAAAATACAAGTCTGGAGATACTTGCGGACTTCAAGTAAAAGCAAAGTACATTGATGGGATAAAATTCCCTTCAAGCGATGCAATGGAATTAGGTAATTTCTTCGAGTTTATGGCTACTGGTAGCTTACCTAGAGATGGACACTTCCCAGAAGCTAAAATAGTTTATAAAGGAACTGCAAAACAATCTGTTTCTACCGATTATCAAAGAGCAATTGATAGTGCCGAGCTATTTAAAAAAATCATTAAGCATTACGAAATAGAAATAATAGATATTGGTAGAGTAGTTACCCAAGATGGTATGACTGGTATTATGGATATAGTTGCTAGGTGGAATGATAGGGTTTGTATAATTGATACAAAATATTCTGGACTACTTGATGACAAATGGAATGAGTTAGGTTGGAATTTAGATATGTTACCAGAAAAGCACAATCTTTTGCTCCAGCCAGTACAATACAAGATACTTTTATCAAAAGAATTAGGTTGTGAGCCAGAGGATATTGATTTTTACTTTTTTGTTTTTTCCTCAAAAGATGTAATGGATGTGAAGCTTATCAAAGTTAATGTTGACGAACTTACTATTGCAAGTCATTTATCAACGGTTGAATGGGTTAAAAATGAATTACAAAAACCTATTGAGAAGCTATTTAAGGCAAAACCATCACTTAAATTGTGTTTTGAATGTCCTATTAACGACAAATGCAGTTTTAAAATAGAAATACCTCACATAGATGAAATAAGCTATTAAATGACCGTAGAGGAATATCATATAGCACATATAGAGCTAGATTTATACGAGATAACTAAATATCGTAAAAATCTAAAACAATTTTTTCTAATAGAAATAAAAAAAAATAAATTACTACCCATACAGTATAGAAGAATTTTAGAAGAATTAGAAAGAATTGCAATCCAAATACACGAATTAGAAAATAAAAAATCAGAAATTTTAAAATTAAATTAATATGACACCATCTGTAACAACATCAAAAGATTTAATAGGAAACTTTACTACTACTATTGAAAAGTACGAAAAGAAAAACCTTACCGAACTGTTGGAAGGTTCGAGTATGACACCAGCACAATTTAAGCAAATTGTAATCAATGAACTTAAAAAGTCGCCAAAGCTACAAGATGCTTTTTTAAAAAATCCAGCTTCACTGTTTGCTAGTATTTTACATTGTGCTGAAATGGGGTTAAATCCAAGTCAAATGGTGGGCGAGTTTTTCTTTATTCCTTATAGGGATACCATAATGCCTATATTGGGATATAAAGGTCTATTAACGCTTCTTATGAGGTCAAATAAAGTTAAGAAGATTTGGAGCGAAGTAGTTTATGAAGATGATGACTTTGAGTACGAATTGGGATTAGAGCCAAAATTATTTCACATTCCTAACCATAATTCTGTTAGAAACTCAAAAAACATCAAATGTATTTATGCTTGTGCTAAAATAGATGATGAAGTAATTTTTAAAGTAATGTTTAAAAGTGAAATTCAAAACATTATAAATATGTCTAAAACACCAAACGAGCTTTTCTTTAATGATAAGAAAGACCCAGAGCAATGGATGGCAAAGAAAACTGTTTTAAAGCAATTGGCTAAACTAATGCCTAAAGATGATGACCGATTGAAAAAAGCGGTTTCAATGGATGACAATATCGAAGGTGGTGGGTATCTTATTATGGATGATAATGATACCGTTAGATTTGTTCAAGGCAATATTATTGGAAAAAAAAGTAGCATTTATGCCAAATTAATGGAAAAAAACGGAACTGACCATATAGAATTGGAAAATAATATTGTAGCTTTGTAAAGATGTTCGTGCTAGTATTAATGTGTGTTAATTCTGCTGAAAAAAGGTTAATGTTATTTAATTTAATTAAGCGATTGGTATTCCAGTCGCTTTTTTATTGCACTATTACCGTTACATTATCTGCTCCAAAATTTGAAGTGTAAATATTATTAAAATTATCTATTGTAATACCAGTTGGAAACGAATCAGTACTACCTAAAATAGTTGATGCTCCTAAAGGCGTAATTTTACTAACATTAAAACTAGAGTTATTTGCAGTGTATATATTTCCAGCACTATCAATGGTTATTCCAAGAGGACTATTTCCAGTACTACCTAAAATAGTTGATACGCCTAATGGTGTAATTTTACTAACATCATCACTTCCATTATTTGCAGTATATATATTTCCAGCACTATCAATGGTTATTCCATTTGGATTTGTTCCAGTAGTTCCTAAAATAGTAGAAACCCCTAATGGTGTAATTTTACTAACATCGACAGAAGCGTTATTTGCAGTATAAATATTTCCAGCACTATCAATTGTTATACCAATAGGGTTATTTCCAGTTGTGCCTAAAATAGTAGAAACGCCTAATGGTGTAATCTTACTAACATTATTACTCGTATTATTTGCAGTGTAAATATTTCCAGCTCCATCTATTGTTATTCCAATAGGGTTATTTCCAGTAGTTCCTAAAATAGTAGAAACCCCTAATGGTGTAATTTTACTAACGTTATTTGAAACATTATTTGCAGTATAAATATTTCCAGCTCCATCTATTGTAATTCCAATAGGACTTGTTCCAGTTGCCCCTAAAATAGTTGATACTCCCGAAGGTGTAATTTTACTTACATCACTTGAAGATGTATTGGCGGTATAGATATTTCCAGCACTATCTATTACAATATTTTGTGGATTTATTCCAGTTGTTCCAAAAATAGAGCTTCCAGAAATACTTAAATTTGAATAAATATAGAAATTAGATGAAACGTATATTGTAGTGCCAGAATAAGAAAAAAGACCTTGATTAAGCGAATTTAACGCATCAACAACTCCAATAATACTTTGAGATAAAACTGGTGCATTATACGCAATTATGCTAGGATTTGATGTGTTAGAAATATAGGCATTTACACTAGTTACTCCAACATAAGATTGTCCAGTAAAATTAAATTCATAAAGGAAATTACTATTATTTGCACTATCACTATTTGGTACAATTTGCAATATAGAAACTGGTTGTGGCAGTGCAGTATTATTAACAACTTTTAAATTTATTTGACTTGATATTGGGTTCATATTCTTTTGTTTTTTAATAAAAAATAAATAGCTAATCCTATTAAAGCTACTGATGTCCACCTCAACACTTGCGGACTTACATAACTTTTGTCTTTTGCAAAATTTACAAAATGCTCACAATTGAAATTTATAAAATCGTATTTGTGCATTTTTAATGTTTGATATATTTTTTCAATATCTTCTAGTTTTAAATCAGTTTGTTCAACCGAAACTACATCTCTATTTTTAATCCATTTCTCTAAAGGTTCTCTTACTGTATTACCACCATTTGAGTTTATTTTGTCTGGGTGGTTGTGTATGATAAAAAGACCATCTAAATTTTTCTCTACTATTCCATAATGATAAATCAAAGGATATTTTTGACCCTTTGTTTTAATTAAATCTCCAGTTACAAGTTTTGAAATAGTACAATTTCTATTTTCAGTTTTTATTTTATTAATCGGTGCTTTATTATATGCAGTCTTTGTAATCATTAAATAAATTGAAAAAATCGTTATTAAAAAAATTTGTTCTTGGAACTAAATCTCTATTTGCTAGTTGCGTGGTATAAATAATCATATACAAAGATTCACTAGGCAATAAACTAAAATCTAAACTTGTTCTTCCATCAAGTACAACATTGTCTTTTGTTAATTTAAAAAATAATGAAGATTGAAATTGATAAGGGTCTATTGTCGGAGCATCTACAAACGATTCTAATGTACCGTTTACATCATACCTTTTAAATTGATAGCTTTGAAGTATTTGACTATTATCATTCGCTTTTAAATACATTTCGTTTACTCCATATATAAAGCTACCCATCGATTGAATAATAGAACTATAAGGGGTTGCATCGTTACTTGCGACAGTTACAACTCCATTTGGATAATTGGTTATGGTTGGGGCGAATATAGGCATTAATCTCTTGTTTCTTGTGAAATTACTTTTCCATCTTTAGACATAGCTCGTAGCAATCCAGTTTGTTTGTTAATCATAACTTTTACGCCATAATCTTGCAAAATCATTGAACTTAATTTATCTAATTCCTTTTTACTCTCTTTGCTATCAATAGCTTCACGCATAGCTTGTAATCCAATAACTGCATTTTCTTTCAATTTTTTTTCATTGTCAGAAACTTGCTTTGGTTCAGCATATTTTACATTCAAAAGTCCTTTTTTGCTTTTATCACTCTTTGGTCTTAATAAATAAATAAGAAGTAACGCACCTCCTAATGTAATGAATAGTGTTTTCGTGTTTTTGTCCATTTTTATTTTTTTGCTAATTTTAATACTACCAATGCTAAAATTGTAACTCCTACACCCAAAACTATATAAGAAGTGTATCTCTTACCTTGTGCTCTATTTAGCATTTCATTATTATTCTGTACCGCTAGAAATTGATAAATCATTCCTTGCCTTTCAGTTTCAGACTGAACATCTTGCAGTCTTTCCTCTAATGTCTTTTGTTGAGCTAAAGTCAATTGTGATATTTCAGCTTGTAGTTTTAATGCCTTTTTAGCTTCTCCTTTGGCAAAATATCCATTTATTACACTAGAAATAATTTGACCACCCCCACCTATTAAAGCATCTGCTCCACCAACATTATTATAATTTTCCATAATTAATCTTTTGACCCAATTAAATAAACACCATATAAAATACCAAGACCTATTCCAAGACCAGTTACATAAAGCCAAGTATCTCTTAATCTAATAGTACTTTCTTTTTGTAACGTTTTACGATACTCTAAAAGACTATTTACCAAAATGCCTAGTCTTGCAGTTTCTTGTTCGGCTCTAATTTTTTCTTCGGAAAGTTTTTCATCTACTGACAATTGTGCCAATACTAATTTTTTTTGTAATGCTCTATTTTTATTGCCTTCACTCATAGCAACAACTCCACCAATAGCAGAACTTATTATTGATGCTATTATAGCAACAACATTTAATTCTCCATCATTTGCTATTGCGCTATCTAATGCTTCGGCAAAAGGTTTGTCTTGATTTATATATAAAGCAGTATATACTAGTTTAATTATTTGGGATAATGTAGCAGTTTTCAATTCTATATTATAGCCGAATTGTTGCAGTAAGACTACTGCAACATCTGGCTTATCGTATATAAAATCGTTTATTTGCTTATCTACTGGGGTTATCTTGTCCATATTTACAAAATATCTAAAATGAAATTAACCACAATATTACAAAAATTATTATTAAGAATATTATTTCAAGGCATTTATTATTGACTGCGTATCAAAAACTTCCGTAAAATTATCGTATGGAAATGTAGAAATATCTTCATATAACAAATGCTTTTGGTAGCTATTGCTTTCTACATTAATTTCTTTTGTTGGTTGGTTTGCTTCAATGTTCTTGTGCAAATCATATCCAAAAACTTTAGGATTAGTTCCTATCCACCCAACTACGCTTGGTAAATTTAAAGCAGTACAAATGTGCATTGAGCTACTGTCAATCATAAGTCTTTTAGTAGAAAGTGTAAGCATAATAGCTATACTCCTCCATCCATCTAGTGCGCCAATTGTATTTTCGTAAGTTAATTGGTCATCTCTTTTAATATGCAAAATAGCATAATCATTTTTAAATTGACTGATTACTTCATTTACAGTAGAAGCTGGTAAATCTCTTGTCCAACTATATTTTAAAGGTTGCCCAACCGCACCTCCGTTTGGCTGAATAGCCATAATTGGTTTGTCTAGCTTATAAAAAGGAGCAAAATATTCTTTTTCCGCTTTAGATAAAAATATCTCTGGCAATTCTCCATTATACTTTAATCCGTACATATCACACCAAATTTTCAACAAGTGTCCGCTTTCTGTTACAAAGTCGCTTGTCATATAAGGGTCTGAAATAAAAACTTTTGTGTCTTTATTTTGTATGTAACTTTTATAGAAACCAACCGCTTGTGATGGGTGCAATACTTTATTTGCGTTTGGATTACCAACAAACACATCTGGGTATCCAGTTACTACAATTATATTTGATTTTTTGTATTCTTTTTTAATTACTTTTAGAATTGCAGTAGCCATAATTGACTTTCCAAGTCCGCCATCTATTTGAAATATCACATTTTGTACCATTTTTTAATTTTTTATTTTTAGTTTAAATAAGCTATTGATTTTTCAAAAATAACTTCGTTTGTTGCATCTGTAACTATATTATGTTTGTACCCATTAAAATCTTCGTACAATTCACTTTCTGTTTTGCAAGGTATATTTATCATTATTTCTGAAACTTGAAATTCTATCCCATCAATTATAATCCTCCATCTTCTTGTGCCATCAATATCATTGTGATTAAATCTAATTTGAATGAAATAATTACCTTCTGGCTTTTTCATTAATATTTTTCTCCCTTGTAAAATTAAATCTTGTAAAATACTTGTGGTCGAGCTATTCTTTATCAATTCCATTGTCTATATGTTTTTTTGATTGAATTTTTTCTATGAGTTCGTTTAATGAGCTTAATTCGTCAATATCGGTTGTGTCAATTTCAATAAAGTCCATTTCTGGTTTTTCAAAATTTTCAACGTGGAATTTTTCTCTACCTCTAATATTTTTTGTATGGATATAAATTTCAATTACATCGGCAGTAAGTTTAAATTCTTCTCTCAAATCTAAAAAAGGAGAAATTACCGCTATGATTACATCGTGAGAATCATCTGAATCTAAATATTTTGCAATAGCGTATGCTTTACTAACGTTATCTCTACGACCATTTTCTGAATAGTCTTTATTGTTTAGTATTTTACGCAAAAAATCTCCATCAATTATAAATGCTTTTCGATTAGGATTGTTTAAATCTAAAACAGTTTTTAAATGTATTGCTAAAGTAGTTTTTCCAGAATGAGGTTGTCCGATTAAATTGTAAATCATTTTGTTGTTATTTTAAAGTTTCTCGGTTCAAATATAATAAAATTTTAAACGTAACCAAAATAATCATAAAACCATTTATAAGTATTTTTTATACTGTTTGATAATTCATATCCTAATATTTCTTGATAATCATCTGGCTTCATTTCAAACTTATCTCTTAACGTATGGTCGCCATAAATTCCGTGAATAAGGTCGTTTTCGTGGGTTAATTGAGCTATATTTTGAAAATCGTGTGCTTCGTAGTAAGGCAACTCAAAATACTCGTATAAACGCTTCATTTCGTTTTCTGGATTTTGCATTAAATCTTCATAACGTATAAACAACATTTTTTTTGCTATACCTTGCTGAATACAATCCTTTAATCTGTCCATTGAAACACCTACTGGAACTCCATCTGCCCAAATATTTATTCTTTTGTCTAATGTAGTACCAACTAATTGAGGTGCGTTTTGAATATGACTTTCTCTATGTGGGTTTTTACGAAAGTTTTTTTCCATTGAAGAATAAACCGACCTAACATCTCTAACCATACAAACGATTTTAGGATTTTCGTTTAGCATATTCAATAAGTTATAGTGAATACCCCAATCTCTGCTTTTATCTACAATAAATTGTTTTGGTGTAAGGTTATTAAAGAAACCTTGCATACCAGCTCTACAAAAACCTAAAAATGCTCTTTCCATAGCTTCTTTGTCTTGCGACAATATAGCTTGGGAATGAGCATAAGTGTTTTTAGCATTTAATACTAAATCGCCTAATCCAGAGGTAGGGGTACAATAAAAGTCTGGGTTTTGAGCAATTAAATTTGACAAGAGTGTTGAACCAGCTCTTGGCAAAGAAGAATTAAAAAAAATCTTTTTCATAGTTGTTTTTTGTTACTTGGTTAAAAAGCCTTTCACTCGGTTTCATTTGAATTAACAAAGAGGATTTACCGAGCATTGACTAATTTTTTTCTGTTTATTCGGTTGGAGCAACTAGGGGTTGATTGTCTTTTGCAACTTGAAGTTCGGCTATTAAAGCATCAATAAGAGGTTTTAAGTCTGCATCGTCTTTAACATTAAAACTATTGTCTTTTACTTGCCAACGAACATCATTATAACCAAAAAGGTTAATTGCGTGAAATTCTGTAATTAGTGTTGGGTTGTCTGCTGGTTTTTTAGCAAATATACCAGCAACTAAAGGCGTTACAGTTGTTAATGTGTCAGTAGCAACTTTTACAGATAAATCTTTTGAGTTGATTTGTGTTTCTCCATAACCGAAGATGTGAATTGTGAAATTTTCCATTTTATTTTATTTTTAAATTATTTATTTTTTGAAACACAAATATAAAAAAGTATTTCGGTTTTATTATTTATTATTAAACTATATTTAATACATTTCCATTTTTCCAAACTGACCCACTTGGTAAACCAGCACTAGCAGTTGGAATGTTTTTAATTGATAAGTTATTTACAAATGTAGCACATACTCTGTCCGCAGTTATATTACTACCGACAATCATTGCACAAGCACAAGAATTTGTTGTGTTGCTAAATCCACCTAATATTGCAGACCGATAACCAGAAGCAGTATTTTGAAAACCACCACCAATTGTTGAAGTAGAACCAGAAGCAATATTACTATAACCACCTCCAACTGTTGAGTAAATACCAGAAGCAACATTTACTTTACCACCAGCAACTATTGAACAAGCACCAGAAGCAGTATTATTATAACCACCACCAACTGTTGAATAAGCACCAGATGAAATGTTCACATAACCTCCTCCAATTGTTGAATAACAACCAGAAGATTGATTTAAATTACCTCCACCAATAGTTGACATAGCACTAGAAGCGATATTTTGATTACCTCCCCCAATTGTTGAAAAACCACCAGAAGCAAAGTTACCATTACCCCCACCAATAGTTGATAAACCACCAGAAGCAAAGTTAAGATTACCTCCCCCAACTGTTGAAGTCACACCCGTAGCACAGTTTCTAAAACCACCACCAATAGTAGATAGTTTTCCAGCATTACAACAAGTAATTGCACCAGTTAAATCTCCAGTAGTAGCGTTTAATGTACCACCAGTTGTATTATGACCTATACCACCTCCAATTGTAACTCCAAGAGAACAACACTCGTTTGTAGGCGATTGAATTATATTTCTTTGACCTCCATTGATTGTAGAAAATCTTGCATTTGTTGTATTACACCATCCACCTCCAACTGTTGAATAGCAAGAAGAAGCAGTGTTACAAAGACCACCACCAATTATTGAATGAACATTAGAAGCAGTGTTACAAAGACCCCCACCAATTGTTGAATAAAAACTAGAAGCACTGTTACTTTGACCACCGCCAATTATAGCTTTACTTCCAGAAGCATAATTACAATAACCACCACTAACTGTTGAAAAATAATTTGAAGCAATATTACCACCACCACCCCCAACTGTTGAAAAAATATTAGAAGCAGTGTTACTTTGACCACCACCAACTGTTGAACCAATATTTGAAGCAATATTAAAACTACCACCACCTATTGTTGAAGAAATATTAGAAGCAGTATTACAATTTCCACCACCAATAATTGAAGTAATACCAGAAGCAACGTTACTGTGACCGCCACTAACTGTTGAACAACAACCAGAAGCAGTATTACAACCCCCACCACTAATTGTTGAAGAAAGACAAGAAGCAATATTTGAATAACCACCGCCAATTGTTGACCTAGCTCCAGAAGCATTATTACTATAACCCCCACTAATTGTTGAACTATAACCAGAAGCAGTATTTGATACGCCCCCACCAATTATTGAACAATTACCACTAGAAGTATTACCACCACCACCACCAATTGTTGAACTATAACCAGAAGCAGTATTTGATACGCCCCCACCAATTGTTGAACAATAACTTGAAGCAACATTAGCAAAACCACCACCAACAGTTGAATCACTATTAGAAGCACTATTACTTCTACCACCACCAATTGTTGAACAACTTGAAGATGCAATATTACAATAACCTCCTCCAATTGTAGCATAAGTTCCAGAAGCATCATTTGTTCCTAAAACTGGTTGAATACCAGTTACATTAGCATTATACTCAAATGGAGAACTTCCTCCGCCACCGCCACCAGCATCAAATCCTAAATTTGCTTCCGCAAAGTCAATAAATGTATTTACTGTAAATGGTGTTCCAGTGCTATCTTCACAATTAGCTAAAGGCTGATTGAAAACAACTGTTGAGTTTCCTAAATACTTATTGTATATAACTATAAACGGTATTGCATCATATACAGCTAAAACATCAATTGCACACGAATTTTTCGGTGCTACTAATATTACAGAACCTCCGTTTGATATTTGCAAACTCCCAGTTACTATTTCTAATTTTATCATAATCTTTTTTTTTAAAATCCTAAATTAGCTTCCGCAAAAGCTATAAACGTACTTGGTGTAAACACAGTATTAGTTGAATCTACACAACTTGACAAAGGTGTATTAAATACTGGTGTAAAGTTAGCCAAATATTTATTAAAAATTAAAGCAGTAGGCGTTGCATTTGCTAAAGCTAATGTATCAATAGCACACGCATCTTTTGGTATAACAAGTATTATTACACCATCTTTTGATATTTGTAAACTTCCGACAACTATTTCTAATTTATTCATAATATTTTATTTTTATATAACTATACAAACTGCGTTTCCAATTCTATATATTGACCCACTTGGTAAACCAGCACTAGCAGTTGGAATGTTTTTAATCGAAAGATTATTTACAAATGTAGTACAAGCTCTATCAGCAGTTATATTTGAACCTACAATCATTGCACAAGCACAAGTATTTGTGGTGTTATATTGTCCTCCTAATATTCCAGAATAAGCACCAGAAGCGGTATTAGCATTACCACCCCCAACTGTTGAACGACTACCAGAAGCAGTATTACCACAACCTCCTCCAATTGTTGAAAAATAATTAGAAGCAGTGTTACCTTGACCTCCCCCAACTGTTGAACGACTACCAGATACAATGTTAGCACAACCTCCTCCAATTGTTGAAAAATAATTAGAAGCAGTGTTACCTTGACCTCCTCCAATTGTAGAAGCACAACCTGAAGCAGTATTACCATAACCATACCACCCACCATTATTGAAATATTTACCACCCCCTCCAATTGTTGAAACAAGTCCAGACGCAGTGTTATAAGAACCACCCCCAATAGTTGATGTTTTACTCGAAGATACGTTAAACGCTCCACCCCCAATAGTTGAATGATAATTAGAAGCATTATTATAAGCACCACCGCCAATTGTTGAAAAATTAAAAGAAGCAATATTTAAACAACCACCTCCAATTGTTGAACAATTACCATTAGCAGTATTAGATTGACCACCTCCTACTGTTGACTTATCTCCAGAAGCAGTATTACAATAACCTCCGCTAACTGTTGAATAAGAATTAGAAGAAATGTTACACTTCCCACCACTTATTGTTGAAAAAATATAAGATGAAGAATTAATAGCTCCACCACCTATTGTTGAACCACCGCCAGAAGTAACGTTAAAATAACCACCGCCAATTGTTGAAGCAATTCCAGAAGCAATGTTACCAGCGGAATAACCAGCAATATTTGAGCCACCTCCTCCAATTGTTGAGCCAGAAGCAGAAACAGTATTGTATTGACCACCGCTAATTGTTGAACCACCAATATACCCATTTAAACAATTATTTCTACCACCACCAATTGTGCCGACTGAATTGTAAGACCCTATTGAATTAGCACATCCGCCAGAAATAACTGTACCAGATGAATATTGTCCATTAATTACATTTGAAGAACCACCTCCAATAAAAGACAAATTACCACCAGCATTATTTTGTTGCCCACCACTAATTGTTGAATAATTACTAGAAGCAGTATTACATTGACCACCTCCAACTGTTGAACAAGCTCCAGAAGCAGTATTTCTATAACCACCACCTATTGTTGAAACACCGCCAGAAGCAGTATTACATTGTCCTCCACCAACGGTTGAAAAATTCAATGAAGCAGTGTTACAATAACCACCTCCAATTGTTGAACTATTACCAAAAGCAGTGTTAGAAAAACCACCACCTATTGTTGTACGAATACAAGAAGCGGTATTAAATTGACCACCACCAATTGTTGAATAATTACCAGAAGCATTATTATTATTACCACCTCCAATTGTTGAACAATTGCCAGTAGCGCAGTTTCTCAAACCACCTCCAATTGTAGATAATCTACCAGCATTACAACAAGTAATTGCACCAGTTAAATCTCCAGTAGTAGCGTTTAATGTACCACCAGTTGTATTATGACCTATACCACCTCCAATTGTAACTCCAAAAGAACAACACTCGTTTGTAGGCGATTGAATTATATTTCTTTGACCTCCAGATATTACTGAAAACCTTGAATTTGTTATATTGCAACAACCAGCTCCTACGGTTGAATTGGTTGCAGAAGCGGTATTTGAACAACCACCACTAATTGTTGAATAAGTAGCAGAAGCAATATTTTGAAAACCACCTCCAACTGTTGAGCTAATATTTGAAGCAGTATTAGTAACACCACCTCCAACTGTTGAAGCAATATTTGAAGCAATATTATTAGCACCACCTCCAATTGTTGAACGAGTATTAGAAGCAGTGTTACAAAACCCACCTCCAATTGTTGCATAACAACCAGAAGCAGTATTACAACAACCACCACCAATTGTTGAATTAAAACTAGAAGCGGTATTATTAGTACCACCTCCAATTGTTGAACATTCCGAAGATGCAGTATTACAATAACCACCACCAACCGTTGAATATATTGCAGAAGCAGTGTTTTGACCACCACCACCAACCGTTGAACTATATCCAGAAGCAGTGTTTAACCTACCACCACCAACTGTTGAATCAGATAAAGAAGCAGTATTACAATAACCACCTCCAATTGTTGAATTACAAGCAGAAGCATTATTATTTTGACCACCGCTAATTGTTGAAGAAACAGCAGAAGCAGTATTAAAACTACCACCCCCAATTGTTGAAGCAATTCCAGAAGCATCATTTGTTCCTAAAACTGGTTGAATACCAGTTGCATTAGCATTATACTCTAATGGACTAGTTGAACCTCCTCCGACAAAATCCGAAATAGGTTGTATATTACCCATTACATCTTTTACCTTCATTACGCCAGTAGTTCCTTCGACAAAAACTGCCAAACTGTTACCGTTTGGACTTGTAATATTATTTTGACTAGATGTAGTTACGTTTCCCATTATTTTATTTTTTAATATACTTTAAATAAGACAAAATTTCTTGACAATATTGAATTACCAGCATTATTTGTATTCCATTGTGCGGTTATAACTAATGTGTTATTGATTGTAGTATCAAAAGTAGTTGAGTTAACAGTACTTAATACATATCCTTCAAAATTAAGTCCAGAATTTTTAATATACGAAAATAATCCACCAGAAGAAATAGAAGCTACTCCAACTCCGCCTAAAGTTCTTACTGTGAATTCTATATCTAAAGTCCAAGATTTTGCGGTTGTTGCATCCATAGCAATTGCTCCAGTATCAGCAAGTAACGCACCAGATAATGTTTTTATTTTTATATCTAAAGTAGCAGTTCCTACTGCCGAAATAACACCATCTAATCTTGCAACAAAACTATTTCCGATAGTAAACGCATTTGCTGGAACGCTTAATGTACCAACTCCAACGCCTATTATAGAAGTTTCAACCGCAGTTGCGGTTACTGGCGCACTATCTGTTGTTTGAGCAAATAATCCACTATTAATTGTACTTACATTTAATAATGAATCTTCAAGAACTTTATTAGCTCCTACACAAACCAAAGAACCTTGTGTCAAATTATCTACCGATGCACAATTCATAAATGTAGTACACGTTTGGGTAGCACATAAATTAGAACCTATAATCATTGAGTTTGCAAAACCACAAGTATCATTATTACACCCTCCAAGAATAGCAGTATGATAACCAGAAGCAATGTTACTACAACCACCACCAATTGTTGAACAATTACCACTAGCAGTATTGCAAAATCCTCCTCCAATAACAGTTCTGTCGCCAGTTGATGAATTAAAACATCCACCCCCAACAAATGATGCGTTTTTACAAGATAAATTATAAGCTCCTCCAGCAATAGTTGATGAATCACAGTTAGCAGTATTGCAAAAACCTCCTCCAATTGTAGAAGCGTTGCAATTTGTTGTGTTACTGTTTCCACCCCCAATTGTAGAAGAAATTCCACAAGCAATATTAGTACTACCTCCACCTATTGTAGATGTATTCCCAGATACAATATTATAAGTACCCCCTCCTATTATGGAATAATCTCCAGAAGTAATATTACAGTATCCGCCAGTAGTTGTTGAATAACTACCAGAAGTAGTATTTTGGCTACCACCACCAATAAATGAATTAACACCACTAGCAGTGTTTAAATTACCCCCTCCAATTGTAGCTACTAATCCACCCGCAGTATTATTTGAACCACCCCCAATTGCTGAATTATCTCCCGAAGCAATATTAATTTTACCACCGCTAATTGTTGAATAAAAACTAGAAGCAATATTTGTAAAACCACCACCAATTGTTGAAAAAGTGCAAGAAGCAGTATTACATTGACCACCTCCAACTGTTGAAAGATAACCAGTAGCGCAGTTTCTCAAACCACCTCCAATTGTAGATAATCTACCAGCATTACAACAAGTGATTGAACCACCTAAATTCCCAGTAATATTATCAAAATAACCACCATTAGTATTATTTCCTATTCCTCCTCCAATTGTAGCACCAAAAGAGCAACATTCGTCTGTTGGCGATTGAATTACATTTCTTTGACCTCCACCAATAAAAGAATATCTTGAATTTGTTATGTTGCAATTACCAGCTCCAACTGTTGAATATGTTGCAGAAGTAGTATTAAATCGACCACCACCAATTGTTGAATAAAATCCAGAAACGGTATTATCTTGACCCCCTCCAATTGTTGCACTAGCTCCAGAAGCAGTATTATTAGCACCTCCTCCTATTGTTGAAAAATAACAAGAAGCAGTATTAAAAACACCACCACCTACTGTTGAATAGCAATCAGAAGCATTGTTACAACACCCCCCTCCAACTGTTGAAATACTTCCAGAAGCAATGTTAATATATCCACCTCCAATTGTTGAACGAGTACCACTAGCAGTATTTTGACGACCACCCCCAACCGATGAATAGGCATTTGATGAAATATTAGCACAACCACCACTAATTGTTGAGCCACTTCCAGAAGCAATATTACAACTACCCCCACCAACTACTGAATACGAATTTGATGAAATATTACAATAACCGCCACCAATTGTTGAAGTATATTGAGAAGCAGTATTATTAAGACCACCACCAACTGTTGAATGACTATAATTAGCACTATTACCTTGACCACCACCAACTGTTGCATAACTTGCAGAAGCAGTATTACAAAGACCTCCTCCAATTGTTGAAGCACACCCAGAAGTAGTATTAAATCGACCACCACCAATTGTTGAATAAAATCCAGAAACGGTATTATCACTACCCCCTCCAATTGTTGCACTAGCTCCAGAAGCAGTATTTAAAAAACCACCACTAACTGTTGAATAATCATTAGAAGCAGTATTATACCCACCACCACCTACTGTTGAATAGCAATCAGAAGCACTATTACCTTGACCGCCACCAACTGTTGAACAAGCTCCAGAAGCAGTATTACAATAACCTCCACCAACAGTCGCACCATAATTAGAAGCAGTATTATAAAAACCACCTCCTATTGTTGAAGTTGGAGCAGATGCGGTATTCTCTTGACCGCCGCTAATTGTTGAAGAAAGAGCAGAAGCAGTATTTAATATACCACCTCCGACTGTTGAACTAATTCCAGAAGCAGTGTTGACACCTCCTCCTCCAATTGTTGAGCCACAATTAGAAGCAGTATTACAATAACCACCACTAATTGTTGAACTATTACCACTAGCAGAATTAATTTGACCCCCTCCAATAAAAGAAATGTAACCAGTAGCAGAATTAACTTGACCACCAGCAACCGTTGAATAACCACCAAAAGCAGAATTATTACCCAAACAAGGCACAATTCCAGTAGGGTTACAAGTAGCATATTTAAAAGGACTAGAACCACCACCACCACCACTAACAAAATCAGATAATGGTTGAATGTTCCCCATCACATCTTTCACTTTCATTACTCCAGTAGTTCCCTCGACAAAAACTGCCAAACTGTTACCGTTTGGACTTGTAATATTATTTTGTTGTGATTTGGTTACATTTCCCATTTTATATTATTTTATTTTTAGATTTTCCAAAACTTTAGCACCAATCCCCATAAAAAGGAAAGCACTAATCCACCGCCTACTAGTCTTGACTTAAATTCTTTATCTTTTTCAATATATGCAGTATGTTCATCGACTTTTTCAATTAAACCAGTTTGACCATACGTTTTATCTCCAATTACAGTTTGATTTAGTTTTGTAAAACTCATATCTAAATCTTGAATTTTTGAACTTACAGAAGAAAGAGTTTGTTTTATCCATTCTATATCTGATGCACTAACTTCTATTGTACTTTTTTTAACTACTGGTTTTCTTGCTAAAGCCATATTTTTTTTATTTTATAATCCTAATTCCCCCAAGTGTTTTCCTAAAGAAATGTTTTTACCATTTTTATATTTGTTGTAAAATGACAACCCAATATTGTTGCTAATATTAACTTGCAAAATAAATACGCAAACATTTTCTATGTCGTCATTAGTTTCTTTTGCAAACAATTGTAATGATTTTTGTAAAAACGGATTTGCTAAAGCTTCGTATTGAAAAATATCCATTTTTTTATCCATTATTTGCAAAAAAGAAACACTTTCAACTTCCTTAAAGTTTTTACACATTGTGTATAAAACCGTACCATTTGGGTCGTTAGTAACTTTTATTTGAACTTCATTTGATGGAACTTCATACGCTTTTGCATACTTATTAATCCCAGTATTCATAATTTTTTTAACTATTCCTTCTACCATTTTGTTGTTATTTTAAAGTTTCAAGGGTAAAATTAACTATTTTATTCCAAAAAATTTTGCTAATGTTGGGTTTTTTAATTTAAACTGACTGACTTGTTTGCTTAATCCAAGTTCCGTTAATAAATCTGCTGAATATTGAAATTTTTCATTGTCAAATTTTAAAGTATAATTGATTCCTAAAAATTTAACTTTAATAAATCCAATTACTTCTATATCTATTGGTTTTTTTGCTAAAACATCTTGCACAAAAGGCAAAACCGAAACTTTGGTTTCTTTAACGTTAATATCCCCAGTAGTTTTTAAAATAAATGAACTATTAGGCAAAACTAGAAATGGAGTTTTTGTTACCGCACTTGCAAAATTTTTCCCTTTGAAAAATATTTTTAAATCGTACTCATTGATTAATATTTCAAAGCTAGAATTATTTTTAATTTCAATTTCTATTGAAACAGTAATTTTATCATTATTATAGCCTAATATTTTAAAGTTTTTTATTTTATAATCATAATTCAAAGCCATATCAACTTGATATTTGAAGTATCTATAAAATCCAAAACCAGCTAAAGCTATACCGCCAAATAATAAACCTTTTTTCATATTATTTTTGTTTGTTTACTAGTCTGCTAAAAGCATAAAGACTTACAACCACCCCAGTTAACACCAAGACATATTGTAATATTTTTTTATTTTGAATTGATTTTTCTAAATCAATTTTTTTAAATTCTTCTTCTTGCTCCTTAAAGAAAATATCTAATCTTCCAAATTCTGCAACATCGTATGTTTTTCCAGAAGTGTTACTTACTGCCATATTATTTCTTTTTACTAAACATTGTTAATATTACAATTCCAGCTACTAAAACTAGTCCACCAAAAAATATTCTTTGATTTCTCTCGTATATACTTTCAGATTCTATTCTAACTTTATCTAAATTAGTAAATTTATCAACTACACTACCCAATTCAGCTTGTCTGTACTGCTCTATTAATTGAGTGCAATTATTGTCCGCAAATTGTTTTCTATAAATATTTGTTATTGGTGGCGAAAAGTTTACACTTTCATACGGAGATAAAGATTTTGTTCCTTCTAATTGTATTGCAGATTGCAATTGACTATTTATTCTTATACAATTTAATTCTTTTTCATCATACATTCCGCATTTTTTAGCATAGTCGGCTTTTGCTTCATCTATTCCTAATTTACTTTTACCACCTACCCAATTTGCCCAATAATCTGAACATTCTTTTTTAGTTGTCATAATTATTTTTTTACCAATATTACTAATCCAACTAATAAAATTAACGCTCCAGCTCCGATATAAATTCTTTGGTCTGTATTGGCTGGTTTTAAAACTGCTTTTTCTTGCTCAATAGCTTGTTGGGTAATTAATACCGCACTTTCGTTTTGCCTTAACTTTTCTATTTTATCTGAACAATCATTTGAAGCAAACATTACTTCTAAAACTGCTCTGTGGTCAACTAACGCTTGAATATAATAACTTGGATACATAACAAGACCTTTTGATACACCATAATTATATGGTGTAGGTTTTATCCTTTCCGAAACTGCCTTATCCCTAACATCTTTTATCAGTTTATCTAACTGAACACAAGAGCCACCGTTCCACGCATATTCATTTTGAACTCTATCAATAACTGCGTTTCTTTGAGTTTGAAAATCTAAATCGAACATATTACGGTAATTTTATGTTATCAAGTTTAATTGTACTCCAATCTACTACTGGAAATAAATTTCCAAAATCTTTATTTTCTAAATTTTTGCCAATTTGGTCTAAAATATTTTGCGTAGGGTCACTTATCGTTCCTACTGCTTTTTTTATATCCTCCTCTTGTTTAGTCGTTAAGTTCTTATAATCAAGATTAGCAAAACTAATACCTTCCACTTTTGGTGCTACATATCCACTTCCTTTGATGTAAGTTTCTTCATTCGCTCCAACTCCAGTTGAATAATAATTCGATAATGCTTGTAATCCTTTTGCTTGACTTTCAGCAACATTTGGCTTATTTTTTTTAAAGTAATAAACCCCAAGTAAAGCAATTCCACCCAACACAAGCAAAGCACCTATTTTATTTTTTGTTTCCATTTTATTTTAATTTTATAACATCTTCTCTAACATAAAAAGAATCTGTTTTTGTTACACCTAATAAAATGTTTGAATCCTCTTTTATTTGCTTAACTGCATCTGGCGATGGTTGTACTTTAAACCATTTGTATATAGCACCATTGTTATTACGCAACAAACCAATATCATTTACTACATCTGTTACCTTGCCGATTAAAGTGCCTTTTTGAGTAATTTTACCTCCAACACTATTATTTACAAACCATCCATTATTTACATAAGGGGATTGTCTTGGGTTAACATTTTCTACTTTTGTATATATATTAAGTCCTAACATTTGCGATTTAACTTGCGATAACGGTAATTTTAATATGTCTTGAAGCGATTTTTCAATCACTAGTTGCTCGTTACTTATTACATCTCCAGTTTTAGTTTCTACATCTGGCAAAACAACTTCTCCTACTTTAGCACTTGCTTTTCCCTTTTTGGTAATAAAAACATAAGCAACTACCGAAATGGTAATTGCTAATGCAGAGTATAAATACAATTTTTTATCGTTGTTCATATTATTTATTTTTTAGCTTCATCTACTTTTTTTAATAAATTTTGAAAGTCAAAATCATTTGTAATATCACTGTCTTTATTAAACTTATTTTTTTTATACGCAAAGTATAAAACTCCTAATACTAAAATTGAAGTTCCAGCTATAATTAATGTTTTCTTATTTTTCATAATTATTTTTTTAAAGTTCTATATGCGTACAATCCACCAAAAAGAACTGCTCCAACTGCAACGATATTCAATATGCTTTTAACATTAGAGCTTGTAAAAACAGACGAAACACCAGAAAGCACTCCTCCAGTAACATCTTGTATAGTTCCCACTCCTTGTAATACTGGAGCAAAAATACCAGCGTTAGCGTATGGATTCAATCCATTTTTTCTAACGTAATCTCTAAAGCTGGAATTAAGGGTTCTACAATTCAAATTACTGCTTAAATTTCCACTTTGAGCAAAAGCATAATCCCACATAAAATTAGCTTTTGCTTTGCCAAATTTAGCGACTAATTGTTGATGCCATAAAATCCAATCGTTACAATTCCAAGAAGTATCACTACCCCATTGGTCATAATCTGGTGCGGTATTCCAAGTTGTTACTGACATATTATTTTTTTAAACTTACTAATTCGTTATTCATTCCTAAAACAAAACCATAATTTCTCAACAATGCTATTTTTTCGTCTATTACAACTTGAACATTTGCCTTGCTACTAGATTTTCTATAACCATTTCTTAATTTAGTTAAACTAATTATTTCTTCCGCTAATTTAGTAATTACCAACAAATCATCAGCACTTAATAATTCTTTTTTAGCTTCGGGTATTGCTTGTTCTTGTGCTACTTTTTGAACTTCTAAAGCCTTTTTTTGGCTTAAATCGGCTAACAACAATTCATCTTTAAATTTCTTATTTCTTAAAAACAAAAATGCCCCACCTCCAAGTAGTACAACTGCTCCAACTATGTATAATACACTCTTTCCCATAACTATTTATTTATATTGTTGATGTTCTTTTTGCCTTTATTGAATCAATTAAAGCCTTTAATTTATCTAACGCAGTAAAAATTGTCGTTTCAGTTGTAGTTGTAGTAACAAATCCACCTTCTTCTTCTGTAACTACCATTGGTGGAGTTAGATTAACAACTGATTTATTTTTATTTTTTGAAGAATATAAATAAATTCCAGTTCCAATTAAAACTGCTCCAATAATATAATATGTGGTATGCTTTTTCATAATTATTTTAATTTATTAATCCATTATAAATAGGGTTTTCCCTTATTGTTTTTTGTACATCTGCTTTAAATTTTTTTAAAATAGCATTACATTCCTCTAAAGTAGGGTCGGTAAATAAAAATCTCATATAGCGTCTGTTCATTACTTTTTCGATGCGTATTTTATAAACATCTATTTTATTTTTATTTTCCATCAATTAAATTTTTTTCAGTTAATATTGACTTAAAATGTTATAATGATTATTTATTTTTTCTACTTGCCATTAGTAAATTATAATCTCGCAAAGAAATACTTGTTTGTCCAGTAATTTCTTTTAATCTTTTTTCAGTTAAAGCACCGAAATTACCATCAACTACAAGACCGCCTTTTAAAGCTCTTTGTAATGATTCTACTTCTAAACCAGTTGAACCTTTTGATAAAACTTTTGTTGTTTCTAATGTTCCTTCTGGCACAATATTATCCACTTCTGGCGATTTCATCTTCATATTTTTGTAAATATAAAAACCACCTAATCCTACTAATATAGCTGAAACTATTAACGCTTTTCGTTTATTGTTCATTTTATTTATTTGTTAAAATTTGTTTTAATGATATTGATTTCACTCCTTTTGCTTTTAATAAAGCGTTTTCGGTAATTGAACCAAAATCTCCATCAATTCCATTTCTTTCTGCTCCAGAATATCCTAAATCAACTTCATATTGGTCAATAAGTATTCTTTGTAATTCTGAAACTTCTGCTCCTTTAGAACCTTTAGATAAAATAGTGTTCAAATCTAAATCTGAATAAGCATCTGCATTAATTGGTTTTGGCTTACTTTTTAAGTATTTGTCAATTCCCCATACAACTACAATTATTCCTAATCCTATAAGTAAATATTTATTTGTCTTGTCTTTCATAAGTTAATTATTTTTTACTCTCCAAAAGAGTTTTTATTTTTATAGATTTATCCACTAAAACTTTATCATTAAAAATTTTAAAATCTTTGTCATTGCCATCAAATTCTTTTAAAACTCCTTTTGTTTTTTGTCTAAAAGCATAATCATCTGCTCCCCACCAAATAAGTCCATCTACTTTTTTACCCTTATAAGTAGTATTAACTATTCTATCTATCTGGGTTAAAAAAACATTTTCTGGTAAAGATTCTTCTGAAAGTTTTTCGTTACTAGAATGGTATCTATGCCAGACAAACACCAGAACTGGTTTATTATAAAGTTGACCTAATTTAATCATCTCTATTGTATTCTCAATTACATATTTCTCGTTTTCTAAAGCCAATTCTTTATCTTCATAGAAAGTATATAATGATGGAAAAAATATATCACACTCGTAAAGAAGTGGTTTTATTTTTTGAATTTTATTATAAAATTCAGCATTACGATTCCAATACGTAGTGTAAGGAATAGCATAATAACCCCACTTAACATTCGGTCTAAATTTTTTGCAAAATTTAATTACATCTAAAAATAGTGTTAAGCTTTTTTTAAAGGATTCACTTTGTATATCCAGATTCATAATGTTTTCCAGATTTTCTCCTTCTAAATCAATAAAACAAATTCCTTTATCATTTGCGTTTGGTAATACTCGCTCTATTTCTTTTATAAGTAATTGTGGGTCATAAGTATAATGGTCTTTTCCTAAAAATTGAGCATCATTTATCATAACTATTTTCTCCAATTTATTTTCAGATATATAGTTATTTAGAGATTGTCCATATTCTAAAAAACCAAAATATAGTTTGGGTATGAAATTACTCTTTATCCATTTATTGATTGCCCATATAAAAGCAATTACAACTCCAGCACCTATTAAGAGATTCATATTTTTCATAATTATCTTATTACCATTTTATTTTTCTCAAAGTTTTTAATAAAATTATCAATTCTATCAAAACGCTTTTTATTGTTTTGGTTAGGAGCATCTTTAAATACTTCCAGAAACGCTTGGTATCCTTCAATTCGTGGGTATCCTAATCCTAAATAAATCAACAAACCATTGATGTCGGCTTCTGATTCATCATCCATATTATCATTAACGTAAAAATGACTAAACTCGTGGCAAAGAATAGCAAAACGCATAGGAACTGTATAATCGTCAAATTGTTTTTTAGAAACTTGTATTCTGCCAGTAACTCTTGAAATCCTTGCTGGTGTCGTCAAAACTCTACCATCTTGATTTATTATTTGTGGCAAATACTCAATCATAAACTCTCCGTTGTCTGACTGATATGTTTTTCCAGTTTCCAAATATGGCGCATTAAAACAAAATCTTTGTGCAAAATCTACAAAATGCTTTACGCTTTTGTTTTGAATATCTACGACATCCATTCTTTTTTCTAAAGGCGTTTTATCAATAGACACTACGCTTATGTTTTTCTCTTGCTCTTTTGGTGTATTACCTTTTTTATCGTCATATACGGAAAGAATAACCGATTTTGATGTTATAGGTAATCTAATGTAAAATGTTTCTGCACTTGAAACTGTTTTATACCTATCGGTAAATACAATTTTAGGCTTTTCTTCATCGTAAATTTTAATCCTTACAACCGTTGGGGTTGAACACGATATTTTTACGCACAAACACATTTCATCGTATCTAGTCTGTATTCTAAAATTCATATTATTTTTTTTTGTAATAAATTTTATAAACTACCGCACCGCTAATTAAAACTAAACTACCAATCAATAACCATTTGTTAAGACCAATAAATTTATTTTCATTTCGATATATACCTATGTTATTTTTTATCCCTATTTTCTTTTCAAATTTATCTGAATCTAAACCAAGAGTATCAATTGCTTTTGCGTTAGCTTCTTCAAGAACCTTATCTAATTCACTAGTATCTACACCATTTACACCAATAAACTTTTTATTGGGTATAAATTGACCTTTTTCCTTTTCTCTTTCAAGCCAAGTTTTAAAAGTCAAAGTAGTATTACTTTCCTTCCAAAGCTGATTTGCACTTTTTTTAAAATTATCCATATTTTATTTTGTTGTTGTTTTGGTTTCTTGTGCTTTTTCTTTCCTAATTTCTGCGTAAGCTTTGTAATACGCACTGTACAAATAAGACAGTGCGGTTACTCCACCAGCTATTAAGATAACTCCAATAATTTCTTTTTTGCTCATATTCTTTTAATAAAGTTATCTGAATAATTTAATTAAGCCATTTTTTGACTTTTTTTCCAAGCTTTACCTACAACCCAAACGGTTGCGAACAATACTGCTAATCCAACTCCTACGCCTACTAAATATTGAGTAGTTAACGTTGATTTTAAATCTTTTTTTACTTCTGTTGCTTTTTCTGCTAATTCCATCTTTTAATTTTTTTATAAATTTACTAATTATTTTTTACTCTTGTGATTTTTTCCATCCTTTTCCAATAACCCACGAATAACCGTAAACTACTGCGAATGACAATGCAAGTCCTAAAACTGCCCCTACTAAATTTGGTGTTTTCATTTTTCTATTTTTTAAAATTACTTTTTATTAACAATCATTGCGGTTGCAACTCCGCCTATTACTGCGCCAATTAGACCACTTACATAAACATTTTTGCCTTTGTAGTATCCAACCATTAAACCTAATACAAGACCAGTTACCGCACCATTTACAGATGCTTTTGTAGTAAGCATAAGAACATCTCGTTTGTCTTTGCTAACTATGTCTTTTACCTCTTGTAAATAATTTGTTTTTTCTTCTTCCATTGGATTATGCTTTTTTTCTAGTTACTGCAAAAATTACAACCCCTAAAATGACTACTGCGCCAACGCCTACCGCTACATACAATACTGTACTTCCAGCTTTAGTACCAGCTCCAGCACCAGATTTTAATGCTTCTAGCTTCAACCTTTCAGTTTCTTGCATAATTTTAGCAACTTCTACTTGCGATAATCCTTGTGCAATTAATGCGTCTGCTTGTGCTTTTGATGCTTTTGCTTGTTCTTTACTGTTAAGCCATCCAGATACACCGCCAAATAAAGAAGTTCCAATTTGAGTATATTCTGAACCAGTTAAATTATTATATGATTCCATCTTATTGTTTTTTAATTATTACATAAGCTATCGCTCCAACAACCGCAATTCCTAAAAGACTTAATCCGATAATAGCACCAGTACTCAAACCAGTTGGAGGAGGAGGTGCAATAGTTGGATTTTCAGAAATTATTACACTCGCATCAGCCAACGCTCTTTTGGTTTTATTGTCGTCTAACTGCAAATACCCTTGAAAACCAGTTTGTAAAATATTTAAACCTTGATTAAGCCAATTAGTATTTGAACTTGTTGTTGTAGGCTTACTAGTTGTGCTAGGTGTTGTAGTAGAATCAGAAAATGGAGAAGGGTCAATTTGATATTTACTAAAGTCAAACATTCCATTTGCATTTGCATAAGAACCACTCATATTAGATGACATACCAACAACTACATCTTGACTTAATAATAATTTTGAAAATTCTTTATAGAATGATTTTGAAGATTTTAGTAATTTTGTTACTATTATACCTATTTGCATATCATTTGCATTACTAGGAACAGTAACGCCATTTTTAAGCAATAAAGATATTACTTCGTTTTTTTTAGTTTTAATTACATACATAATTCCGTATGCTCCTAAATTTGAGTTTGAAGTCATTTTATTTATTTTTATAGATTAAAGCGGTTACAATAAATAATGTAGCTACAACTAATATTACATTAGTTTGATGTGCCAAAGTATCTGGCTTCGCTTCTTTTGGTGTTTCAGCACCACTAGCGTTCATATAACGTTCTTGCGTTCTTGTTTGTTTACAATTACCACAACCACATTCAGACTTTTTATCATCTCCGTTTAACTCTAAAATAATTTCTCTGTCTGGATGATATTCCATAACTTTTCTCAAAGCTGGTTCTCCAACCTCTGAAACTAATTCACTTAAACTTTGACCTAAATCCCTTCTATTAGTAACTTCATAACCAAATGAATTGATTATAAGCTCCGCACCTTTTGGGTCGTTATCCGCAACATATTGATATACTGACATATTTTGTTATTTAAAAAAAAAAGGCAAGTAGAATTGAATCATACTTGCCCTTTTTTCAATTATACAATAATTCGATTTTATCTCATAAAGATATTATCCTTTAATTCTAATAGTTTGACCATTAGTAACTGGAGGTGTACCGAATTGTCTGCTTACTGAATTACCACCTAAAGCTCTTGCAAGGTTTATGTTGTCTGCTGGGTAGAAGTATAATTTCACAGTAGCATTTGCCAATACTTGACGAATGATAATTTTAGTGAAACCATCAATTCTATACGCATACTTCATAGCGATAATGTTAGTTTGTTGTTGGTATGGGTCAATTGTAGGCACAAGTGTTTTTTGCGCTAAATTACCATTTGAATCTCTTGTGTTAACAGAAAGAGTTTCTAACACTTGGTTTGCAGTTGCAGACTGAATGTAAGTTAAACCAACTGAATAAGGATTATTCATAAATTGGTATAACATTTCACGATAGTTAACATCTGAAATACCAGAGCTAATTGTGATTGAACCAATTACTAAATCTCCATTTGCTTGGAAACCAGCGTTGTTGATGTATTGGTAAGAACCTAATACTTCAAAATTTGTAACTGCTGAACCACTAGTAGATGTAATATCTAATATGTATGGTTGTGAAGTTTGAACGTTTCCGCCCCCCATTCCTCCAGCGTTGAAAAAGTCCTCTCCAGTGAACGATAAATCGTTATCGATAAAACCATCAGCGTTTGAGAAAGATTCCATTGCATTTCTTTGTGCATTGGCTAAATATTTACGAACATTTGACATTTTTTCTATTTTTAGAATTTTTAATTTGATTTTTTTACTCTTTTGTCGGTGCTACCATTGGCGCATCTACTTTGCTTGATAAAAGTTTTCTTTCTAGTGTGTTTGCAAGTAGAACGCCTACAACTACAACTCCGATAGCTTTTAATAATGTTATTAACTCGTTTTTCATTACAGAATGAATAATTAGAAATTATGAAAACAATTTTAAATGATATTTATATGCAGATACAATATCATTTTTCAAAAGTATAACAAATAAATATTATTAAAACAACTTTTTTAAAAAATAAACTGAATAAACGCCTACTTAAAAAGTTTTATTTATTTTAACAATAATGCTCCACCAAGAAAACCAACCCCAACTTTAAAAATTGTAGTATCGTACCATTTGGTTTTTTCCTTTACCTCTATATGCTGGATACTCTCTGTTTCTACAAATGGATTTGCGTGTGTAATATCGGTTACGCTTGTTCGTTTTCCCCAAAACCATTTACGCTTTTCTCCAGTTACAACTATAACACTATCTGGAATACTTAATTCATAAATATCAACACCTTTTTGATTTGAATTATATGCTATATGATACCATTCTTCAAGTACACTTCCATTTCTTTCAAAATTACACGGAATAGAATCTTTGTATGTTAATTTAATTGTATCAAATTTTGTGTTTGTAACATATTTAGTAATCCCTTTGACTTTAGAAAATTTACTAGTCAATTCCTTTACTTTTTTATCCTTCATCATAATAGAGCTTTTCAACTGACTATTGGTGTATGATAAATTTTCAACGCTAGTTACTAAATCTCCATTTTTAAGTTTATAAACTATAACCTTACTATTTAAGGCTTTTACGTTAGCCAATTGTAATTTCTCGCTTTCGCACTTTGAAAATAATTGTGAAACTAGTATTAAGCATACCGTAAGCAATACCGATATGTATATTCTATTTTTGTTAATTGTTGTAATCATAATTTTTAATTGTTACGCATAAGTTTGATAAGTAGTTTTACTTCCTTTTTTTATAGCTCTTAAAATTTGCTTTCTTTGTTTTCCATTACATTCAAACGAAACGTGTACCCAATCTGGTTTGTCTTTTGTGCCAAACTCAAAAATCAATTGGTCAAAGTTTAAATTATCTTTTATAAAATCAAAAACCATTTTATTGGTAACATCGCTTGAACTTCCATCCATATCAATATCTAATGCTTGACCTAAAAGATGTTGACTAGTAGTACTACCTTTTATAAATTTATTAAGAGCAACGCTTCTATATCCACTAGAAATATGAATTGGAACTCCAAAATGTTTTCTAATAGGTTCAAAAATGTTTTCAGCTAATTTTTTAAAATTTGCTAGATGCTCTGCGGTTGGTTGATTGCTTATGTTATTTCTTTTTGCAGTTTCACTTCTGGTTACTTCAACCAAGTCTAAATGTGTCGATATTCTCATAATTGATTTTTTGCTTTATAAATTTTCTCTACTACGTTTATTGCTCCCTCTACTGACATATAAGTTACTGCAATTATTACCCAATCGCCACTTTCAATTGATTTAATAAAAAGTCCAGTTGATGCTACTAAAAAAACTATTAGTTTTCTACTAACCCATTTTGATAAATATTTGTCAATATATTCTTGTCTGCTCATACTAATCTAAATAATAACTTATAATTCTTTGCTTTTGAAATTTTACTGCTGATTCTGGCGTATGTACTTTAGAGCCTTTGCCCAAATCCCTCCTTTGTAACATTGGAGAAATTAGCTTTTTATAATTTTCCCCAATATACTGTTCAACAATACTTTCAAATCTTTTTCTATCTACTCCTTTAATTTTTTCATCTTCAATATCCACATAACAGAAATACCTTTGATTGTTAAAGTTATGATACTCATTATTTACATAATTTTCTACAAGTTTAAGCATTTCATACTTATCTTCAAATTTGGTTCGGTGCTTGTCAACACTATCTGTATTTTTATGAAACCTAATCCAACTCAAATTTTGCCATATCTTCGGAGATACCCTACCCACTGATTGAAAGTGCAATATAATATCTGTGTCGGTATGACGATTTGTACATATAGCACCAACAAGGTCGTTTGGTAAATAATCCGAAATATATCTGTTAACATCCTCAATAAGTAATAGTCCACCTCTAAAGTCATTTAAAATTTTAAATAAAGTATCTTGTATTTCATTAATTGTCATTCTTTGTCCGTTGTCGTGAAAAGGTCTTATCCTTCTCGCTTCAATTCTGGGGTGTGCTGAAAATCGCATTACATCTGAAAGTTTTAATGCCTTAAAATCTTCAAATTCATCATTAACATCTAAAATTAAAGCTCTACGAGGAGCAACCCCTTTTGCTGGGTTGCCCACTATGTAGCTCTGAATCATTTTTGTTGTTTGATATGTTTTACCACAACCTTTTCTTCCTACCGCAACACCTAATTTTGGCTCTCTTTCTTCCATTATTTTTTGGTTCTTGGTGTTCTTGGTTTTCTAGTTGTTGTTGTTGCTGATTTTCTTCTTGCTCTAACTGGTTTTGTAGGTTCTTGACTTAATTTTTCAAGTTTAGACAACATATCTTTATCTCCGAATTGTGGCATACCACTTGGCTCAATAAATTCTTCTTTAAACCCACCTCTATCGTTTAAATTAGAAAAAACACCATCTTCTTCTGGTTCAAAATATTGAAGTTGTTCTTCCAAATTAGTTTTAGCTTTTGCTCTTGGTTGTCTAATTACTCTTTCCTCTACTTCCGAAACTTCTTCATAATAATCAATGCTTTCTTCTTTTTGTGGTGCTGGAGCAGTTGGTGTTGGAGCTTTTGCAGTAGGTCTTTGACTTTCTCTAATAGCCATTGTATTTTCTTTTAAAGAATCTAAAATGTTTTTTGATGTCTTACGCAACATTAATGCTTGTGCGGTTTTAGTTCCTAAATCCGTAACAAAGTAATACGCTAACAATTGCTCGTCAGTCATTCCTATTCCACGTTTTTTGAAAACACGAATAAGCGGTGGTCTTACATTATTTTTAAAATCTTCACTTACTTCAAAAGCATCTTTAATACTACTGTTATACTCAACTGCAAAATCTTTAACGCCTATATTTCCACTTTCAGTTGGTAACTGAATATCTGGGTCTATTTCTCCTTCTGCAATTAATTGGTCAAGTTTGCTTTCGCTTATCTCTGGTAGCTTACCTAAAAATCCACAACCCTTTTCATAGATGTCTAATGTCATTTCTGCCATCATTTCCGCACCCATTGTCTTTTCTTTACCATCTAACTCGCTATAAGCTTCATTAAAAGGTTTTGCTGGTTCTTTTTCTTCTTCCGCACTTGGGTCGTCAAAATCATTAAAGTTAGGTGCTTGAAAAGTTGGTTCTTCTAAATCTGCCACTACTTCTGAATCTGAATATACTTTGTGCTGGGTATAAGACCTCTGTTTTACTGGAGCATCTAAAGGCGAAAAATCATCCATTATTTGTGCTTCTACAATTGTTTCTTGATTAGTCATTTTTTAAGTTATTAAGTTTTATGTTTATGTTGTTAATTTTTTCAATTATGTAAATATCTGATTTATGATTGGGATTTAATTCGTGAACTTCACTACAATATATTGAAACAAGATTATTAGGTTTTTTAATTAAATACGAAATATCCGCTACATCAAGTTTTAGATAATCTTTCAAAATCATTGCAGTAATGCCTATTGCATATCTTCTATTGTTCTTTCTCGTTCTGGAATAAAAGTCATCAATTTCAATGTTAAATTCATCGCAGACTATTTTGATAACCATTTGAGATTTTGACTTTACTTCATCGCCTAAATCACTATTGTTTTCTCTTGAAATTTTCAATAAGTCCAAAAGCTTTTCTGTTCCTATTACTTGAATCGTTTTGTTAATTTCCAACAGTAAGCTGGAGATGTTGTTTGTTTCTTGGTTCATATTATTGGTTTAAATAATTATCAATAATTTCTTTTGTCATATCAAATCCCCAACTAAAATGTGCTGAATAACCTTTTTTATTAAGTTTTTCAATAGTTTCTAATTGTAATTTTAAATGGTCGTTAGTTGAAGCTTTAATTGTACCATCTTTTTTAAAAGGTGTGTCAATCTTTAGTTCAATAAATAATCCTATGAATGTATTATTTGGCTCAAAAATAATTAAATCTGGCGTTTTAAATCCATCTTTTTGAATTTTTTTATTCCTAATGGCTTGTGTCTTTGTTAATTTTAAATTAGCAATAGTATCAGACATATAATTTACATCTGGGTATTGGTAGTTCAAATATCTACAAACCGCAACTTGTAGGTCGTATTCGTGGTGTTTCATAATTATCCATATTGTTATATTTCATATTTTTTAGTGAAATCTGGGTGTTGTAAAATTTTCTTGGCTATTTCTATTGAAAAATCATTATCACTTGGGTAGTGTAATCCTAAATACAATCTACTGTACGCAATATCGTCAATCATCTCTTTGCAAAATTGAAATTGATTAGGGTGCTTACTAGCTATTACATTTAAAATAACATAAGCTTGTAAGGTGTGTCCAGAAGGATAGGATGGTGTATTAGAACTAAAACTATTGTAAGGAAATAATTTTAATTTGTAGTATTGTGCTAATTGAAAAGGTCTTGGTCGTTGGTAAAAATACTTTAATTTGTAAATTAAATTTTTGGTATCATCAATAATATCTTCACATATACTTTCAACATCAATACCTTTCTGTTTAAAAGTAGTAGCAATGGTCTGAATTAAACTTCTATCGTATGATTTATACCTAGTTAAAAAAGATTTGTTTTCTTCATCGCTTATTGAATTTACATAATCAACAATTTCATTTAGTTCATCTTTAACTAATTCTGAATCATTAAGAGGAAATGAATCCTCGTCAAACTGAACAAAAAGGCTATCCATAAAACCTTTTTCCTCAATAAACTTTTTATTTTCTCGTGTTGGGTTTCCGTAAGTTACTTGGTTTAAATTCATTTATTTATTTTTTAGACAAGATGAAATGTAATCATTTTGAGATTTTGCTAAAGCTTCTGCACTACGAAATTTTGTTTTGCTACCTATTTTTTGTACCCATTCTTGACGACAGTTTGGTTTTATATCCGCAACTTCTTCTACAAAATCAGTATTAGCTCCATCTTTTAAGTCTGAAACTAATCTCATTTTTCTGTTTCTATCGTATAGGTAATAGGCTAATAATGCCACTACTCCATATACCAGTAATTTATTTTTCTGTATCATTTAATTATTTTTTATTAATGCCTTTGTTCCAATAATAATTGCAATTAAGACCCCTATTATAACTATGCTTTTTGGTTCTTTTGCTTTTTCATAAGCAAATGTAATAATATCTTTTGTATTTATACTGTCGGTTAATTGATTAGTATATTGACTAACTGAAATAAAATTATTTCTACTAATAAAATAGTTTTCCGCTTTTATTAAATCTTTCTCAATGTCGTTTGGTTCAACTCTGTTTACTAAAACAATATCTCCTTTTTTTAAATATTTAACAAATTCTACACCTACACCTCCATAAACATTTTTCTTTTCTGGATTGTATTTTGAAACTACCGTGTCTTTTGTTAATTTATAAAAATCCATTTGTATTGGTTTTATTTAGCTTTATATACCATAACTCCAGTCTTTGTTTTTGAAGCTACATAAGTTTTACCGTTATAAACAAACGATGATGATTTTTTCTTTTTGGCTTCCAACATTGCTTTGAAATACCCATTTACCGCTTTTGCCATAATTTTATTTTTTTAATTTTTTTTTAACTTTTCATTTTTTCAATTTGTCTATATTTAAAATAAAAATATAAACCTACAATTGCATATCCAATATATAATATTCTTTTATCTTTCATAATTATTATTTTTAAACAAATTTTTTATTGCCAATAGTAGCGTATAAAATTAATGTACCGTATATAATTACTGGAGTTCCTATTACTAATACTGCTATACCTTTTGCTAAACTATATTTATTGTAATATGAGTAATAAGCAAGTGATAAAGGAATTGCTGACAATAATATTGTTGATTTTAAAGGAAATTTAATTTTAGAATTTTCTTCATTCTTTCTTTTAGCAATTTCCTCTTTACTTTGTAATTCTCTTACTAATGGATTACCATTCGTATCTCTGCGAATAAGTTCTTGTGTGCTACTTATTTGTGACATAATATTATTTTTAAATTTTCTTAACTTTTTTACCCATTCCTACTTTTAACTTTTCATTCTGTTTAGCTTTTAATTTTGACTTGCTAATTTCTTGAACAGTTTTAGGCGTTTGAGATGAAACTTTTTTTGTTGGTCTGCAATATTCTTTTTTACCACCAGCACCGCAAGGTTTTCCAGTTAATGTATCAATCCATTTTTCTGCGTTCCACCTTTTTAAACTTAAACCTTCTTTTGACTTATTTACTACTCCAGATTTTTTTCTGCATTTTGCAATAGACTGTGATGCTCTTGCCGAAGGAAAAACATCATAAGTAGCTTTTGCGGTTTTGTAGCATTTATCTTTTATAGTTGCCATAATTGTATTTATTTATAGCCTTTTTGTGGCATACCAGTACTCAATTCTATTTCTCTTAATTGTGCATTATAATTTGCTTTTGTGCTAGGTGGTGTAAAAATACCCCAATAAGAATTTTTACCTCCACCCATAACTGCATATTGTATTCCAGTTATAGCAATAATAGGTATAGAAACTAATAATGCACTTTTTAATAAACTAAATTTTTTCTTGTAACAATATACACCAATTAAACCAACTGGAATAATTGAAACACTTGCTCTTTTTAAAAAATTAGCACTTGTATAATATTTTAAATCCGAAACTGGCTCTGCTTGTGTTGGGGTTTTATATTGCACTGCTACTGTTTGACTTTCTGATATTTTTTCAAGATTTGTAAGTGGTGAAAAAGCCAATCCATCTGCGGTTTCTACCCTAGCTCCTTCAACAGTAGGTTTTGCTGAAACTCCTTTCATCATTTGGTTGTAAACGAATACTTCTTTTTCATCCCCTTGTATAATATCTCCTTTTTTAAAGATTATGTTTGGCTTACCATTAGTATCTGGTAAAAAACCCCATACAATATCTTCTTTTAATTTGTAAGTTCCCATAATTTATTTTTTAAATTTTTTGTATGCGAAGTAACTTAATACTATTATTCCAGCAATTAGTAAGTTGGTTTTGTATTTTTGTAGAAATGTTTCGGGTAGTGATTGATTTTCTGAAACTCCACCATTACTTCTACAAGGTACATCTACTCTACCACCAAGTGGATTACTTCCTACCATTTGTGTACTTCCATCATTACAAAGCACTTTTGTAAATGTTTCTGGTTGATTTGTATTAAGTTTTGGAACAATATACCCTATTGGTTTTTTACCGCCAAATGGAGAATGAATTTTATTTGTTCCACCAAATAAATTAACGCCTCCATTATTAACACAAGGATTTGATGGGTTATTTTTATCTATTGTTCCATCTTTACAAAGAGCATTACTACTATCAAAATCTGTTATTCCAAACGTTCCCATAACTACATTTTTTTATATTTACCACCCAAAGCTTTTTTCAAGTTCACATCGTGTTCATCTACCATTCCAGCAATGTTATCAAATTCTTCTGGCGTTATTTGTTCGTCAAGAGTTTTGATTGCTTTTCTGTAATAAACAATTCCGTAAATAGATACAGTAATTAGCAATAAGCTAATGATAATATCTTTTGTATTCATTTTTGGTTTTGCAACTGAATCCATTGCTCCACCATCTGCCATTTGAGGTGCTGGTGCTACTGCTGGTGGTGCTACTGCTTGTGCTGGTGCTGGTGCTACATCTGGTGTTGCTACTGCTGGTGCTTCCATAATTTTATTTTTTAATTGTTTTAAAAATTTTACCTTGATTTAAGTTATGAACTACCTCAAAATTATTTTGAGCCATAACTTCGACTACTTGATTCCAACCATAAAATAATTTATGTGTACCAAAGTAACCACTCCAATCTTCTCCATTATCGCTTAATGGTGCTTCAAAGTAAATGTATTCTACTCCTTCACAATATTTTGCTAATGCGTTAAAATGCTCGTTGCTTAAATGCTCTATAAAGTGAGTAGCAATTACAATATCACATTTTGGTCTATCATTATCATTGAACCAATCAAATTTTGATGGAAAAATATATTTTAATTTTGGGTCTTTGCATCTTGTTTTATCAATAGCTGACTTGCATATTTCTATTCCAGTCCAACTATTAATTTCATATTCTTTCAAAGCGGTTTCACATAAATCTGCTTTCCACGTTCCGAACTCTAAAACATCTGCATTTTTTTTACCTAATTCTAATACTATTTTTACATTTTCATAGTTATAATGCGCTTGTTCTGGATATAATTCTTCTATTTCATTATAATATTCCACTTGCTCACTACTAGTCATAGTATCGTACTTACTTCTCCAATCGTCAAATTCGTTTGCCATTTTATTTTAATTTTTTAATTGATATTGCTATTAGTGCTACTGCTACTATACTTCCTAATCCAGCGTAAGCAATTTTATGCTTTTGTAAATGTTGTTTTATGTTGTTGTCTTGCTTTAATGCAATTATATTTTTTGGTTTTTCTTTTGGTCGTATAATTACTTCCCCTAGTCCAACTATATCTTCCTCTAGTTTTATTGTTCTACCTTGTAATTCACTTGCTCTAAAAAATTGAGGTCTAAAACCTTGATAGCTAATTTTAAATTGTGAATCTGCGTTTATAATATCTCCATCTAACTTAAATTCTCCATTTTCATTTGCAACTGTTCCAAATTTATTGGTTTGACTTCCAGTTATAATAGTAATGTTAGCCAAATATAACGGTTCGTTTGTACTGTCTAATATTTTGCCACTTATTTCCATTATGCTTTACCGTTTAATCTTCTAATTGTATAGTAATTTACTATTGCTCCTAAAGTAAAAGACACAATGCCTACCACAACAAAAATTGTAGATAGGTGTTTATGTAATTGAGAATTTACCTCTTGTTTTACTTCTTGTTTTTCCGCACTATTTAGTTCTACCATATTTATAATATAATGTTGCTCCAGCAACAATTAATAAAATTCCAACCGCAATACTTGATTTTGTAGCAGTTGATAATGCGTAAGGCTTGTTAAAAACATAAAAAGCATCCAAACGATTAATCCATCCTTTTATATTAGATGGTTGATTAAATGAAGTATATAAGCTTTTTCTAAAGTCAATAAGTTTTTCAAATAATTCTGGTGTTTGTCCTTTATCATCTAATTCATTAACGTAATCTACAATTTGAGTAATGTTGTCAAAACTTTTGTTGTATTTTGATTTAAAAAAGTTTTTTAGATAAGGTATTGCGCCCCTTGTTGAAGTATTACTTCCAACTCCACTCATATACGCCATTTCTACAAATGTGTTTGCAATAGCTTGATTTTTTATTCTATCGCCTTGAATTGGATTCCAATATCCTTCCTTGTAAATTTTACCCCAAATATCGTTTGGCATTTTTATAAAGTTTTCACAACTTGCTGAATACCCTAATTTGTTTGATAATCCTTTAAATGTAGTCCAAGTAACGCCTTTGTTAGTATGATAGGGTTTTCCATTTGAACCATTGCCACAATTAGAAGGATTTCTACTTGCAGTATCGGTAGTTGCGGAACTTAATCCACCCTCTTTGTCTTTAATAAAACTAATTATATTAGTATATTTTGCCATATTACAAAAGGTTCATTTTATTATCAAAAAACAATTGAATAAATCCATCTTTCCCTAGCATCTTCAAAAGATAATTTCTACTTTCTAAAGGCAATGATTTGTTGCTTACTAAAGTTAAAGTAGTAGGACTGCCTTTCATTTTTGCTTTTGTTCCATAATATCCAGCATTATACCCAACCATAACCTTGTTGATAGGAGAAGTAACACCGTTAGAGTAAGCTTCAAGCAACCATCTAATATTTGCAGTACCAATAGCAATACTAAACTCTCTATTTTTAAACAAAAGATTTGCTATTTTATTTTTCAAAGTAGAATTAGGTAAAACATTTGGATTGAAATTTTTAATTTCTGGTAATACTTTTTCAAAATAAGCCTTTGCTTCCAAAGGTAAATCAGAACCAGTCATTGACTTCCATTTAGCTAAAACTTCCCAAACTGTGTCTGTTGAAACTTGCATTAAGCCAGTAATTTGAGCAGAACCTCTAGGAGCTAAATCTTTACCACCACTTTCAGCAGTTATAAAATTAGCTATAATAGAATCATCTATTTCAAAAATAGTACCCCATTTTTTTATAGAAGTTTTATTTGTTAAAAAAATAGATTTTAATAAAGCGGTGTTTCCTCTTATAATATTTGGTTGAGAGTAGTTTACGCTTTTACTTTCAGCGTAACTTCTATTCAAATCTGGATATGTAATTATAACTTTACTAAACATAATTATTCTGTTAAAGGTTCTGTATTAGTAGGCTCTGTATATTCTTGTTTAACAACAATACCACCTCTAATCCTTGTTACTCTTTTTATCCACCATTGCGTAATTGCAAACCCACCTACTGCTAATATAATAGCGGTTGATATTAATATTATTTTCTTTTTATTTGCCATTTACCATAAAATTTTATCCGCATAATAACCAGCACTACCTAAAACGTGTCTGTCTTTTTCGTGTCGGTCTTTATACAATTTTCTTCTTTTATTAGCGTACCCTTTTTCATAGTACCCTTTTTTTTCTTTTGCTAGATAAGTTGGGTAATCATTCATACCTTTTGCACCTATTGAAGCAACTTTTTTACCCTTTTTATAGACATCAATTTTTTTAAGGACATTTGAGGATGGTTTTATTTCCACCCCCAAGTCCTTTGCCTTTCTAAAGCTATATGGTAAAATTTTATAAGCCAATTATAAAATAATTTAATATTTTTGAATTACGCCTTTTAGATTAATTTGTCCGTCAGTTGGTATTGCATCTAACTCGGCTTGTGTTAGTACTGTGTATGGATATTTTGCTGGGTCAAGACCATAATCAATTAGAGCTTGTGTACCTCCAACCGCATATTTTTTTCCATCAATAACTATCCAAACACTACCTTGTGTATCTCCACTCAAACTAACTGGATAATTGTTTTTTGCCAAAACTGCTGGAACATTACTTGAAGAACTAGGTAATCCTTTCTTTTTTTTCATTGCATAATAAGCTACGCCTAATACAACTACTGCTCCAACTCCGTAAATTACTTTTTTGTTTACCATTTTTTTTAATTTTTAACTTATTAATTATTGTTTACTATTGTTTTCGGAAGTAATTAATTGCCCCCAAACTTGCAACTAATAAAACACTACCCACAACCAAAGTCAAAATTCCAGAACCTTCTTTTTTCTCCTCACTACTTGGTGGGGTTGGGTTTACTGGTGGTGTTTCTGGTGCTGGTGGTGTTGCTGGTGTTTGTTTAGCTAATTCCTCCGCTTTTCTTTTGTCTAATAACGCTTCTAAATCTCGTATAATACCATTCTCCATTTTTTCAACATAGTCAATTACTTCATTGTAACTATCTCTGTTTTCATCCGATGGATTTTTTTCATAATCCTCTCCAGAAGCTTCAAGTTTTTCACTTAAATCATCTAATGTATCTAATCTTTTAGCCAAAGAAGATGTTATTGTGTTGTCTAATTTTTCTAATAAAATTTCAATTTTTCCCATAGTGTTTATATTATTAAGTTTGATTTACTGCACAAATATAAAAAATTATTATTAGTAATATTAAATAAATGCCTAGTTTTTAATTATTTCAGTTGTTGTCCAGCTCTTTTCAAAGCATCCTTCCAGCTCTCTCCATCCTTACGAATTTTTTTAGCTAAAACCATAACTCCACCTCTATTGCCTTTTTTTACTTCTGCACCAGATTCAGCTTTTTTCATCATTTTAACTTTTCCAGCTACCCTATTACCAACTTGTTTAGCTTCTGACTTACTATACGTTTTGCCATACTCTTTTTGGTACTTTGGTTTAACTGACTTTCCTTCGTAATTCTTGGCTACTACGTTTGAAAATCTTTCAAAGTTTGATATTCCACCGCCACCTTCAAATTTCCTTTTACCTTTGTAACCAGTTCGGCTTGGTTTTTTTCTGGCATAACGTACTTCGTAATCTTCATTATGATTAACGTGTTTCCTTTCGTTTCTCCACGCACCATTCATACTAGAACGCAAAAGTTTAAAATCCTCTGCATCAATTTTACCATTTTTGTTCATATCAATACGCTTTTGGTTTCCTACTAACGCACCTCCAGTAGCCATTTTGGTTTTTCCAAATTGATTTTCTAACGTATATAATAAACCTTGAATACTATATCCTTTGTAAAGAACATTATCTTCAAACATTAAATCAACGTTTCTTAAATTTTTATCAACAGAAGCAGTATAACCATTCTTATAATACATATCTAAACCATACCTACTTCGACCCTTTTTGAATCCAAATTGCTCTAATAAATTTTGCCAAGTATCTTTATCTTCTTCCATACCAATTCCACCACCATTTTCAAAAGGTAGTGGTGGTTGTGAATCTCTTTCTCCAGTAGATAAATCAACGTAAACAATTTTTCCGTTTTTATCTTTTATTTTCTGAATGTTTCCAGAAATAGTTTTTACAAATGTATCTCCTATTTCAATTCCGTGTGCTTGAAGCGAACCGCCTTTAGCATAAACCCCAGCTTGGAAATCGCCACCATTTGACATTTTTTGTTTTTCCATTTCTGTTTCAGAACCAGCTTTAATCAAAACTTCTTCCAGCATTTCATTTAGCTTTTGAATTACCTTTAAAGGCATACGTTCAATATTTGAACTATAAGCCATAAATCCTTCGCCCTCTTTTATTTTAATAATAAAACTATCGTATTCTGGACTATAATTCAAATCAATATTGAATTTTACATCTTTACCTTTTTGCTTACTTGTAAAACTGGCACTTTTTTTAATCTCTTTCATACTTTTAATTATCTAATATTAAACACATAAACATCTCCATCGTAGCTAATCATAGTATAATCTTGCTCTAATGCTTCTGCTAATTTATCATAATCAACTCTTACAAAACTTGCGTTGGCAAAACTTTCAGCATCATACATTCCTTGTTCTTCTACTAAAAAGTTATAAGGGTCATTTAATCCTTCGTACCAAGTATCGTAATATTCATCATAAACCATACTTCTTGCCAAATCAATCAATTCTTCTTTAGTTTCCTCACTTGCATCTTCGTACTCGTCAACATTTAAACCAGCTTCCTCAATTATTCTATTTCCGCCATCTTCGCCTACAATATCATCTACATAGCTATCAGCCATTTCTTGCGCTAATAATCTTCTATCAGTTTCATAAATATCTAAATAATACTCAAAATCATTAAAGTTTTGAATACCACCTAAATCATCTACTAATTGTTCAGCAAAATCAGTTGCGCTATCGTATTTCCCTTGAAATTCATCAACTGCACTTTCGCTATATTGACTAACAATTTCTTGAACTACTTCTAATGGCAAATTGTTATCTTTTGCTAAATCCATCATTTCATATAATTGTTTAAAATCTCTTTCGCCCATATATTCTGAATACATACTGCTTGGTACATACTCAACATCGTGAATAGCATATTCCTCAACTCCCCAACCATCTAATAAATTTTGAATAGCATCCATTAATTCATCAGCATCGTTATAGTCAGCTAAATCCAACCATTCTCCAACTAATCTTCCGCTATTGTAGGCTTCTAAATCAGCAACGTAAATTCTTGGTGTGTTTTCGTTCATTCCTCCAGCCATAAATTTTCTTACTCCTTTGTAACCTTTTCTACTTGGTCTTGGTTTAGCGTATCTTACTTCGTAATCTTCATCGTGGTTAACGTGTAATCTTTCGTTTGTTAATGCACCGCCTTTATTATATTGACCTTCTTTAACGTGAGAAGTAAATGCTTTTCTAACATCTCCAGATAATTTTTTCCAAGTTCTATTAGCGTAATAATCAATAATTTCTTTATCTTCTGATTCTAAACGCTTATATTGAAGTTGCTCAAATTCTTCTTCATTAATATAGTAATGGTCTAATAAAAAATGCTTTCTTTGTTGAATACTTAAACTATCCCAAATATCTTCTGGCGTTCTTCCATCATATTGATTTTTTATTGTACCTCCAACTTTAAAATGTTGTGCTGGGTTTCCTAATGCTTCTGTAATCATATAAGATTGTTGTGAAAATTCTGGAAGTCCACCACCATTTGCATAAACTCTGTTACCAAATTTGCCTTTATTAAAAGATTCAGTTCCGTAAACTTCATAAGGATAGGTGTCTTTACCAGTATCAATTACTATTGTTTTTTCATTAGGAAATTTTTTTCTTGATTCATCGGCATAATTTTTTGCTTCAATTAAAGTTTTAAACATTCTCAACATTTTAAAACCAGTTAAATCAAATTTTGGATTAACAGAACCACCAGCCATAAACATTTCTCCACTTGACATCGCACCAGTTTCTCCAACTAATCCAGTATAAGAAGTATTGCTAAAACCATCTAAAGGCATACCAGCATTTAAACCTCCATCGCCACCAGCAGTGTGTCCAGCTAAATCTGAAACAACAGTTCCACCTAATGCAAATTTTGCATCTGATTCTCTTAATTCTTTCAAAACTTCATTAAAACGAGCAAGTTTTACTGCTCTTTCATTTTCTCTATTAATAGCTTCTTGTGAAACATCTCCTTCTATATAAGTACTTAAACGACTGCTATTAAGCTCTCTTTGAAGTTTATGCAATTCTTTAGTTAAAGATTCTACTCTACCTCCTCCAGCAAATTTTCTATTACCGCTATAACCACTTCTACTTGGTCTTGGTTTAGAATATCTTACTTCATAATCTTCTGAATGATTTACATTTTTTCTATCTCTCATTAAAGCTGACTTTGGTCTGCTACTTCCAAATATTCCACCACCAGCATATTTTACATTTGTATCTTCTTTCAAAACTTCCGCTGGTTGCATACCATTGCTTTTTACCATTCTTAAAGTAAAGGCATTAATATCTCCACCTTCGGCTAAAACTTGATTTTGAAAACTACCAAATGTAGGGTCTGTCAAATACGCACCATTTTCTAACAAAGGAGCATTTTTTGGATAATTTGGAGCAAGTCTATCAGAGTGCCTATCTCTACTCTCGTAGTATTTTCTACCTAGCTTATTACTAAACGTTCCATATTGATTAGAAGTTTCTCCAGAGTGAGTTACCTTTCTTGCACCTCTTGGTTTTGCCCTTCTTACCGCATCTCTTTTAATATCAGTACCAGAAATACCAGCAAGTTTAGCTCTTGTTTTTGCACTTTTTACAAGTTTACTTAATTTGTCAAGTTCGGTTTCAACAGTTTTGCTTAAATCCTTACTATCTTCTTTCATCATTTTACTTGCTCTTGCTCTTGCATCCGACCAACTTTCGCCTTCTTTACGAATTTCTTTAGCCAAAGACATTGCAGTACGTTTTGGTTTTCTGGTTTGACTTGGTTTAGCACTAGCAGTTTTTTTTACTGGAGCAGACTTAATTGCTTCTGGCATTTTTTCTTTTGCTTTTGAAATAAAGTTATCCAAAGGTTGTTCCACCTTTTTATTCATTTCAGCATCGGAAAAGTTTTTTGTTACATTTTTAATTTTATCTAAAAATGATTTTTGGTCGGCAGTTAATTTGCTTTGGTCAATTGAACTGAATTTTTGTTTAATAGTCATAATCTTTGTTTTTAAAATATATTGTCTAAATCATCTAAAAAGGAAAGGTCATCTTCCACTTTTGGTTTTGTTACTTTAACTGGTTTTGGTTTTTCTACCTTGACTGGTTTTGGCTTTTCAACTACAACTGGTTTTGGCTTCTCTACCTTAACTGGCTTTGGCTTTTCTATTTTAACTGGTTTTGGTTTTTCTACCGCTACTGGTTTTGGTTTTTCAACTGGTTTTGGTTTTGGTTCTGGATAAGCATCATTTATAATTTCTTCGTTTAATTTAATCTTATCAATATCAGCTTGTCTTTCATCAAAATTTTTCCAGTTTAATTCTGGCTTTACAAAAGTATAATACCGTTCAACTAATGATTTTAAAAATTCATCTTGTGAATCATCTCCGCTAAAATAAAGTTCTGTTGTATGACTTCCAGAATCTGTAATTACTTGAAAATTAAACTTTCTTGTAGTGCTTTTATATTTAGTTAAAACAAATCTACTAACCTCAAATAATTCATACAAACAATCTGTTTTAATTTCTAAAACCCCTCCCTCTGGTGGATATAAAATTATATCTACACGTTTAACTTCTTGCGTTGTAACTTTTGGTTCTTTTGCAATTAATGTATCAACCTTTTCTCCTTTGTTACCATAAAGTTTTTTGAACTCTCTTAAATCGCCTTTATTTGATATTTTCATCCAAAAATTTAAACCTTCTGAACTATCATCCCAATTAAAAGCACTTGTTAATGTAAGTCCTAAATCAATATCTCCCCTTTTACCTTGCTTTTTTCTTCTAAAACGAGCTAATTTGATAATTGGCTCTGGCAAATCTTTTACAATTGTAAATTCAGCAATAAAATCTGGCAATTCATCTGAATCTATTTCCACAACTGGCTCTACTTCTTCAACAACTTTTTTCTCTCTTGGTTTTCTTGCTGGTTTTTCAACTGCTGGTTCTGGTAGCATTTCTATTTGCTCGTTTACCGCTTTATTTACCGACAATAACAAAGTTTGAACACCTTTAAATAAATCTTCATTAACCTCTTTGATTTTATTTATTTCATTACCTCTCAAACGCAACATAGTATCAATAAAAACATCCTTTTGAGATTTAATTGTAAGGTCTTTTTCTGCTTTAACTGAATCAAACATTAATTCTACTTCTTCCTTTGTTGGTCTTGGCTCTATTACAGTTATGTATTCTGAAAAATCATTTGCATCTACCAAAGGAATAACCATATCAGCATCATATTTTCCAGCTTGGAAATTATCATTGATTTTATTGTTAATTTGTTCTTCGGTTAATCTGCTTCCGTATAAAGATTTGTAATCGTTATTTACGTTAGTTGGATTAAACAACAAAGGTGTTGGCATATTCCATTGTGCGTATGTGTTTACCACAATACCTAATACTACATACTTCAATCCATTATACCTAACTAAATCCCCAGAATGAAGCTTTGTTTGATATAGAAAATCTGAACCATATTGATTATACAAAAAAAGCAATTGTTCTTGCGTATAAGCATTAAATGGTCTTAATCCTTTAAATTGTTCAATATTTTTAAAATTAAACGCTTGAATACTATCTCCAGTATTTATTTTTTGAGGACTTGATTTTTCTATAAATAAGATAGTTGTATATAACTTACTAAAATCAGAAATTTTAGCTAAAGACATATACGATGTATTTGCACCACCCATTTTTATACTAATTCTATCTAAATTCATTTTTTATAGTATTAAAGTATTTAATATATTTAATAATTTTTCTCTCTCCTCGATTATATCATCTGCATCTTTCGGTGTGTCTAACATAATCTCCACTCTTAATTTTTCTTCGTATTCCTTTTTAGTCAAACTTCCGCTATCCAACATCTTTTTCAATTCTGCTGGACTTTGTTTTTGAAATTCTTTGGTTGGCGACAATACATTGGTAATTGAGCTTCTAATATATCTTTTAATTTCACTTTCAGACTTTCCATTATCCTTTTCTCTTTTAATAATGTCTTGCAACACCTTTCTTGGAGTATTGGATAACTGCATTTGAATATAATCTAAAATAGAATAAAACTTTTCAATTACTTTTTTCTCAATTTCTGGAGTTTCTATTTTGTCGCTACCATCAACATCCATATTTGCAAATAACATCAATTTCTTATTTACAACTTGCGATGGAAATTCTCCTACATTGATTTTATAGCTTACATAGTTTCTAACCATTGGTAAAATATCTCTCATAAACGTTGTTGGGTCAAGCGTACCAGTTGTGTCAAAACCACTTTTAGCATCTCCACACATAAATTTATACCAACCAACAGTTGAGTTTGCTAACCAATATCTATAAAAACGTGTATCAGAAGAAAATACTGCAATCTTGTTTAAATCAATAGTTTCTCCATAGTTTTTTAACATAAACATAGTGTTAAAATCTCTGTCTTTATTGTAATCTCTATTTGACCAATAAGCAAATATTCTAACCCTTACACCAGCTTTTTCCAATATCCTTGATAATAGAATATTTGGCAATGAACGTATAATCATTTGTTCTGGATTAACACTACCTATACCGCCAGTAGAAATGTATAAATCTACATAAGGAGCAATACCTCCACCTTTTTTTTCTCGATAAGCATAAACCTTTTTTGTGGTTGTAGCATATCTCAATTTATTTCCTTTACACTCGTTTACAATTTTACCTTCTGCATTGTATGGCAAAAACAATTTGCTTTGTTCATCTTCTTTTAAAAGTACATCGGTGCAACTCTCGGCTATCTTTGTAGTGCCTTCTTGCCTTCTTTCCACAATAACTTCTCTGCCATCGTGTTTATAATAAAAATAATCTAGCTCCTTAAATTCGCCCTTAAAAACATCATCTGGAGGTATTATTTTATTTTCCTCTTTTGAATAATATTCTACTGGTCTAATCAAACCTTTACTAGCTTGTGCAAATGAAAATATTCCTAATGGTTTTTCAGTAAATCTAATTCTCGATGCTTTAAAATCTCCACCTAAATCTAACTTGGCATTTATATTGGAATAAACTTGCTCTACCTTTGTTAATAAATCTTGGTCTAAAAAACTTCCTAATCCAGAATTAACATCAAATTGCTCTGCAAAAGATTTTGACGAACCGCTTTTATATCCGTGCCAATTGTAATCTTTACCACTGACACTCATACCGCTTGTAACTGAACTTTCGCTATAAATTGTCCTTAAACCATCTTTTTTTACAATATCCAATCCTTCCTCTATAAACTTATAGGGGTCAAATCCAAATACTATATAATTATCTTTTGCTTTTGGCATTATTTAATTTTGTTTGCGTTTTTTAAATCAAATGCTTTAATCAATAAATTTGCTTCCGTTTTGTCCTCTGGAGAATCTAAAGAATCTAACGGTTTTAAATTTTTATTATTTACTAAATCAAAAAATTCATCTACTCTTACATCAGCTTCCAACACACTTCTTTGTTGCTCTGTAAACAAATCTAAAAATGTTTTAACTGCAATTTGCAAAGTTTTTGGACTTTTTATTCTTTTTTCGCCTTGTCTTTCGTTAAGTCTAAAAGCGATATAGGTATCTCTCATAGAAATCATTAACCTTTGAGAAACAAAAGCTCTACTTGAAAAATTATTGTCCTCTACTGCGGTTCTTAATTTGAATAAGAAATTAAAAATAAAAGTGAAATTTGCTAATTCATCTTCAATCTTAATATTAGACATCAAATTATCTAATTCGTATTGTGGGTCAATAATCAATTCGTATGTGCTTCCAGCAAACCTATCTTGTAACGATAAATCTTGTTTAAAGTTGGCTTCATAGTTTACATCAGCTTCATTTAACAAAGAGTTTCCAGTTGCTATAACAAACACATTTCCTTTTGTAATAATTTCTCCTCTACCATTCGTAATTTCTGGTCGTATTTCTAAACCATCTTGCGTTCTTTCAGAAGGGTCTTTAATTTTTGATAAACCATCATTTAATACCCCAGCAGTATTCGGGTCAAGTTTTGGTAATTCATCTAATAATAAAACTGCACCAGAAAAATATTTTCCAGTTCTTTTATTCATTTCTTTCCTTGCATCAGTATATCCAAAGGCATCAATTAATCTACCCTCTTGATAACCCTCAATCGTTTGCCCTCCAACTATATCCAAAGGCGAAGTAAATTGATTACAGTTCAAGGTTATCAATTTGTAGTTTAAGGCGTTTGCTACTTCTTTTGCTATAAAGGTTTTTCCAGTTCCAGCACCACCGTATAGGTAAATATTGTTACCAGCTTCAAAATCAGAAAGCATTAAATCAAAAATCTTTCTTTTCTTGCCATCTCCAGTTTTAACAACAACATTCTGCCAGTTAATAATTTGAACAGTTTGTGTTTTTCCGATAAGTTCTAAAACAGTAGAATCTAAATTATTTTTACCAATTTTAGTATCTCTGAATTTATCATCTACAATATCTTCAACTTGCTTCTTATCAACACCAGCTTTTGCCAATTTGTCGATTGATTGATTAAACTCTCGTACCGCAAATAAAATATCATTGTTTATACCTTGTACTCCAGACGAAGTTTGCAAGGCATCCAATTTTGCTAGTTGACCTTTAGCATCATCTCTTGTTTCTTGTGATAATGTAGTGTCGCTAATTACTAGTTCTAATTCTTCTCTTGTCATAATTTATATGTTTTCTAATTCTGTTATGAAATTACTTGTTATTAATTTTTGTTTTTCAAATCTACTTAAAGTTTCGGATAAGCCAACTTGCGTAGTTATAAAATCTAATTCATTTGGCGACAACAAACTTACAAAAGATTTTGCCGATTTTTGCGTTGGGAATTGTCTTTTAATATCTTCTTTGTCAGTATCTAGCATATCTACAATAGCATCTAAAACTCCTTCAATCCTTTTATCAGAATTGGCTGGTGGCTCTGGAAAATCTGGTAAATCAAAATCCATATCATCTGGTTCTCCTTCTCCTTGCCCTCCACCTTTTTCATCATCAATTTTTTCTTTAAGGTCTTTGTCTTTGTAGCCTTTAGTAAAATCGTTTTCCGCTTCTCCTTGTTCAACCTTATCTAAAAAATCTTCTAAATCAATTTCATCTCCAGAATTATCGTTTTGACCTTGTTTGGATTTCCCTTTTTGGTCTTTGCTTAATTCCTCTAATAATTTTTCAATATCTTTTGCCGACATTTCCTTTGGCTCTCCTTCTCCTTCTCCTTCTCCTTCTCCTTCTCCTTCTCCTTCTCCTTCTCCTTCTCCTTCTCCTTCTCCTTCTCCTTCTCCTTCTCCTTCGCCTTCTTCTTCGCCTTCTTCTTCGCCTTGCTCTTGTTCAGACTTTTCTTGCTCTTGTTGTTCTTTTTCCTCTTGCTTCTTTTTTTCTTCCTCTAATTCCTCTTTCAATTTTTCAAGTAGCATTTCATTAAAAACTTTGGCAACAATTTCATATTTTTCATTAAAAAAATTCAAAACATCTGGCAAATTGTCAAATTTTAAATTTTCATATTCTTCTCTGTATATTTCTTCTACTTTTTCGCCTTTTTGCCTTATAATGAAGTTCATTTCACTTTCAAAAGTATCGTTAAAAATTTCCAGTTTTGTGTATAAAGTACATCCAATTAATTCTCTTTTAAAAACCATTCTTTGAAGAAAATCAACTTCATCAGACTTTATTTTCAAAGTATCATTTTCACTTGACTTACTACTATCAAAATAATAGTAATCTGGAAACAAAGGAACTAATCCTAACTCTTTTATTTTTTCTTGAATATTCATATTTATAAAATTCCTCCTAAATCAAATCTTGAATCATTAGACAATGCGTTAAACTCGTAGGCATCTGTAAACTTAATCTGGTTGCTATCAAAAGCACAATAAGAAAGCGATGCGTTTTCTAATCCACCATAAGGTTTTGTTGGTATGTATTCGTAAAAAATATAACCATCATAAGTTGTGAACACTTTTACATATTTTGTAAAAGACTGCCACAATCTAATTATCTGCCAAGCATACACTTCTGTATCTTGTGTGAATCCGCTATGAGAAGTTATGTTAGTCCAGAAATCAAAATCTCCAATATTATAGTTTACCCTTAAAAAAGTAAGAAACTCTCTAATAGGATATTTTTCAACACCAAATCTTGAAAAATCAATTGGGTTCTTTACATCAATAAAACATCTTAATAAAAAAGTACCTCTATTTGGATTTAACTTTTTAAGAATTTCAGAATCTACCCCAGCTTTATCTGCTCTTGTTTCCCACGATGTAGCAAAAAACTCCGACATCTCTCTTTTAACTGCAAAATAATGTGCGTTGTTAGTGTCGTATGTTTTCCAATTTACAAATAAAACGTTTGTTCCGTGAAATACTGGTTGAGGTTCTTTTGTAACTGGATTTATAACTTTCGATACTCCAGCATAACTATCATTCAAATACGCAGTTTCCCAATCTCCAAAAAACGATTTAAACTCTGGCGTTCTAACATTAAAATATTCCTTTTCTGTTAATTGCGATTTTAAGGCGTTTATAGAGGTCATATCTGTTTCCGTGTACTGATTGTCAAAACTTGAAATCTTTAATTCATATACACCCCTTACTCTTTCCTCAATAGATTTTAAACTCATTTCAGCATCGTTAAGTTTTCTTAACTTTAAAATAAATGAATTAATCTCTCTTTGGTAAAAAGCAACTTCTTCATTTGATAGTATTGGTTTTTTTAAATCCAACTCTTTTGCCAAATCTGAAATCCTTTGCGACAAGTATTTACGTTCTAACTCAAAATTACGTTTTGGTTTTTCGGTTTTACTCGGTTTTGGTTGTTCAAATGGAGTAATTTCTTTATCATAATTTACAAATTCTGTCCAATTATAATCATCAAATATAGGACTATCAATAATAGATATTTCAAGTTCTGGTAGTGTTGTAATTCCTTTACCAAAAGTTATTGAACCATATTCTTTACCATTATTATCGTAAATACGAAATGGGAATGTTTCTCTAAATGGGAATGTGTTTTCTAAACGTTTTATATTTTTCAATAATTCAGTAGCACTATAAATCCCAACAACGGATTCAGTTCCATCACTTGATAAACCAATTAATTTAAAAACTTCTACTTTTTCTTGTTTTTCTACATCTTTAGTAGGCGTTAATGTTTTCCATTCATTATAATCTTTAATTAATTCTCTTGACTTTTCTTTTTCAATATCATCGTCTTGAACACCTAAAGAGAGATTATATTTTCTTAATTCAAAAACATCTCCAGTTAATGTATTTACTATATCAAAATCTGTTGTTTTTGATGTGCCTTTACTCCAAGACATTGTGCTTACAACTGTTATACCGTAACTATTAACAATTGCATCTATTTGGTTAAACATATCAATTTCTCCAGCAGTAAATTTTTCAGACGAAGTTTCTTTTACTGGTTCTTCATAGTCATCATACATTCCAATTTTCTCTAAAAACTTTAATGTTTTTTCGTCAGTAGGATATAATCCTTCTGCGGTAATAGCGGTTAATCGATAAATAGTAGGCGGGTCTGATTTATAAAAATCTTTATAAAAACTTTCTCCTATTTTTTTCTTAATCTCTTTTTTTAAAATCCAACCAGCTTGATTTATAAATTCTAAAATTAGTTTTTTAATTTCAACATCTTCATCGGTAATGGTTTTACTTTTTTGTGTACTGGTTTGACTTTGAGTTGTCTTTGGCGTTCTTTTAGCTCTTGTTTTTGTAGGCTTTGGAGTTAAATCAACAATACTATCATCAGCATTACGAATTACATTGTAATCAAAGTCAAAGTAAACATTTAACTCTGCTTTTTTTTCTTCATTTACTGCACCGTAAGTTTCTCCTTTATCAAAAACATAAGGCATTATTAATCCAATAACATCTTTGCCTAACGAAAAAGTTGAATAGTAGCTAAAAATTAAAGCTCTTTTATCTGTTTGAAAGCTAACATACATAAATTGATTACCACCAAGCTTGATTAAGGAGGTTAAAAAATTAATCATTAAATCTGGAGCAACAGACATTTCTGAACCATCAATTTTAAATATAATTTGCGTGTTGTCCGAATAGTTTTTAGCTACCTTAAAATACGTTAGTAGTTTTAAGACATCAACATAAAAAACTTTTTTAATTTCTGATTGTTTAGGAATTATTGGCTCGTAATTTGGAAATTTTGCATCAATTTTTATAACCCCATCTGGAAATACTTCTTGTAAAGATTTAGATGATAATTTTTCTTTTTTATAAATTCCTTGAAACTCGTGGTCAACCGTAGGTATAGTTAATAAAATATGTGCGTTTGTAACTGTTATTCCATTATCATCAAAGTTTATACCTTCCATCGCTGGTCTTAATGGTTCTTTGCTTAAAAATGGTTTTACAATTTCATTTAACCCATCATCGCTAGGGTTTGCGTTCCAATCAATTTGCTTTGGCAATCTTATGTTTTTAAATTCATCTGGTATATCACTCCAGTTATCTACAACAACATCAGTAGCACCCCCTTTTGCAAACATCATATCAGCACTATCTCCTTCCATATTTGCATCGTATGGTGTTACCCCTCCACCAGCATACAATCCAGTTTCAGCACCATATACACCATCGGCATCCATATCAAGAACATCGTTGTAATTGTTTAAATCCCTTGCTGGTGTGTTTCCTTTTTTTGAATCTCTAACAAGACTACTTCTACGAACTGCGCCACCGTGTTTTAATCCAGCTCTTTTTAGCAAAGAATAATACTTTGGATTTTCAAACAAATGGTCTTTTACAATTTTCATTTGCTCACGTTTGCTTGAAGTATGTTCGCTTTCAGCTTTCATACCCATATCAACTTGTCTTTGTAAATCCTTTAAAGAAACATTATGTTTTTTTGCAATTTTAGAAAGTGTCATTCCTTCGGCTAAATGTCCTCCAGTAATTTTTTTATATATTTCGTGGTCGGTCATTGTTTTACCACCATACTTATAACTTGCTCCAGTACGTTTTATGTTTTTAGGAATATCTCCACCTTTAGCAAATGATACGCCACCACCTTTTTCATTTATTGCAGATAACACTTCTCTGTTAGTCATCATTTTACCATTAAACTCGTTTTTGGTTTGGTCTGCAACCGCTGGAGCAGTAATAATAACCTCCGAGCCTTGAACTTCTAGTTGTTGCCCACTAGATTTGTTAACCATTTTAATTCCGCCTTTACTATGTGTTTTCCCCACAAAATAACCGCCAACAGAAGCATCGTCATAAATCATAGTTTGACCATTTCTTTCTCCCACAACAACACCTCCAGCTGGAGAATTTTCAGCACCTTTTTGGGTTAATTTTACTTTTCCTTTTGCCATTTTTTTATCTTAAACGTGATTCCAAATTTTATTTAATAACACTTGACTAATTAAAGTCCTATGTACATTATATATTTCGCCAAGTTCTTTTGTAGTTTTTGTTCTTCCTATTAATCTTATTTCTAAAACTTTTTCTTCCGTTAATTTTGACATTCCGTGTTCTGAACCTTTTTGTGGTATTTTAAGTTTTTGGTTTAAAGCGTGTATTGTGTTTTCTGAACTTGTACACCATTCTAAATTTTCAAGTCTGTTATCATCTTTTATTCCGTTTATATGATTAACTTCTGGCTTTTGATTTAAATTATGTAAAAAAGCAATAGCAACTAATCTATGTGATATAACTGATTTTTCTTTTCCATTTTTACAAAGTTTATATTTTAAATACCCTTTTCCATCTTTAAATGTTTTTAAAATAATTTCTTTTTTATTTCCATAAATACCTTTTCTGTATTCAATTACCCTTGCTAAAGACTTAACTCTACCAATATTTGAAACTTGATAGTATCCTTCGTAACCGTTTATATCTTTCCAGATTTCTAAATTATCCATAACGATTTTAGTATTATAAAAAGCAAATATAATTAATTAAATTGAATGATTTACTTATATTTTAAATAATAAGTATTTGTCATTTGTTTTAAACTGAATTACTTACAACAAAAAAAATTTCAGTTATTTTTAATATTATTTAAAATAATATTTTATAATTATATACATTTGTATTTATTAATTAATAAAATAAATTTAAAATGGGAGGAATTTTAGACATCAAAAGTCCAGAATGGTTAGGCGGAACTAATGTCCATAACACAATTCAAATTGTATTATTGGTATTAATCGCTTACAAAGTTGGAGCGTTTAGAAAGTAATCATATTATTTTTTAAAGAAAAAAAAATAGCCACCTATTATGGTGGCTTTTTTTATTTTACTAATCTATCAATAATCACTTTAAACTGCTTTGCAATACCATCCCACTTCATAGCTGAAACTTTGTTGTAGGCATTTTCAATTTTTTGCTTGACTTGTTCTTGTAGTTCTGGTACTTCATCTTTTAATCCATAAGCTACCTCGCATAGAGTTTTAACTTCCATTGGGTTTGTTGTGATTCTTATTTTCTCAAAGTCATTTACAAAAACTGCTTGTTGACTAAACATAAAGTTCAAAGAATTTTCTCCGTTGTCTGTTATTTCGGTCAAAGAAGTGTGTTTTGGACATATTACCAGACATTTTGTTGCCATAGCTTCGGTAATTGTCAATCCCCAACCTTCCGCAGTAGTTGTTGTAATAAAACAATCAAATGAATTATATATCTTATTCAATTCCTCTAGGGAACAACCTTTATTTTCTGAATAGTCTTTTGGAATTATTACATCTTTACCTACTTCTAATCCTACTCTATCACATAATCTAAAAATGTTTATTCCCATTGGGTCAACTGGATTACAATGAAGATATAACAAGGCGTTTGCACCAGTTGTATGTTTGAACATAGCAAATCCCATAATAAGACTTCCAAAATCTTTTCTAACTTGGTTTCTGTTTACGCTTCCAAATACAAACACATCTTCCGTACCAAAAATATCGCTTTTTGCTTTTGCTTTGGCAAGTGGAGAATAAGGATGGAAATCGGTTGTATTAGTTCCGTGTGGTATAATCTTAATCTTTTTGAATTGCGTGTCAGAAAGCAAAGGTTTCATTACTCCTTTAGCATATTGCGTATAAGTAACTACTTCGTCAAAAAATGACAATACTTTTAAATCAGCCATTCTTGGCTCACTATCAATTGGAAAATAAATCATCGACTTAAAGTTAGGTCGGTTTTCCTCTCTCTTTTTATTTTTGACTTCTTTTAGATTGTCAGCCATTGCATTAATAACTTCTACATCTTGTAAAAAAAACAAAGCATCAAAATCGTTTTGATAAATTATTTGAAGCAATTCAATTCGTCTGTAAATATCTCCTCTGGTGTCTTTATCTCCAGTTTGCAAAGCTGGTATCACTTTTACGTTTGGTAGGTAATCGTAAACTGCTTTACTCTTATCATTAATAGCAAAAATAACAATACTTAAATTTTTGTCTTTTGACCATTCATCAACTAGCTCTTTGGCTACTGCTCCGAATCCAGTTGTGCAATTCCAATCAGCATATACTAATAATGATTTTTGTATTTCTTTTTTGCGGTGTACGACTTTCATAATTTGTTGTTTTAAGTTTCTTGTTACAAATATAATAAATTAATCAATTCCTCGTTCTCTCCTATCCGACAAACTCATAACGTGGTAGGTAGCTGGACAATTTTCTGCTTTTTTGTGTTTACCATTTTGCATCATACTTTGTATTAACGCCCAATCGTGTCCGTAGTGTTCGTTGTGCAAAGGCATTTGTTTTAAAAAGTCAGTTCTTACAATTAGTTCGCTATGACCTATCATACCATATTCAAGACGAGAAATCCTTAATGCGTTTACTGGTTTAACTTCCGAGTTGAAGTAAACAAAATCCAAATCAGTATCTTCTATTTGAGAAAGATAATTTTCAAAATGGTTTGGTAGAATAATATCATCGTTGGCAAAAAATACAAAGTATTTACCTTGTGCTAATTGAATGTTGTTATTAATAACTGCAAATCCATTTCCACCTTGATTAATTGGATTATTACAAATCATCAAATCATTTCCATTATATGAACATTGTTCAATTAATTCGTTAAAGTATTCGCTATCTATAAAATCTTGCATTATTGGACAACCATCTCCTACAACATAGGCTTCCCATCCATTTATGTTTTGATTTGCAATACAGTTTATTGCTCTTATGGTTCTTTGTGGTCTGCCAAAAGAAGCCATTGATAATGTTAATCTCATAATCCTTTTTCTTTTTTATAGATTTCTAATAGTTCTTTTGTAGTATAACTTTCATCATACTTACTTTTTGAATGTAACATATCTAGTTTTGAATTTCTATTTTTATCTCTATAAAAAGAACTCCACTCCGCAAATCCAATAGCAAATTCATCTGCTACTTTTTCGTGTTCAATAGATACAAGTTCTACCATACCTTCATAGTGTTCATCTTCTTCATCATTGATAAACCATTGTTGAAACTTTTCTTTTAGTGTCATAATTAATTTATTATAAATTTAATGTATCCTTGACTGTTGTAAACCCAATCTTTTCCTTCATAAAATTTTGCATCGCCCCTAAAATCATACGACCCTCTAATACCTAATGAAACTTTCGGCAATACTTTAACTTCTACTCCAGATTCAAATCCAAATATTGCGTTAGTGGCAGACCTATTAATTACTCCTAATTTTATTCCAGTAAAAACATTTGTTCTTACATCGTAAAGACTACTTGCAAAATTTAATCCGATTCCAGAAGCTATCTCTAAATAACCATCTTTTAAATCAGCATAGTGTATTTGAGGTCGAATATAAATTCCATTGCTAAATTCAGCTTGAAACTCTACCCCTCCATAAAATATTCCTTTTTGAAATACTACATTATCGGTTGTAATTTGAATTGAAAATCTATCTTCATCTTGCAAATTAATTTGAGAAAAACATATTGTTGACATCAACAAAATGGTAATTAATAATTTTTTCATAATCCTTTTTGTTTTGCGTTAATTATAATTAATTTGTTTTAATCTTTTTCAACATAACCTACTAAAATAAATTTTCCGTAACACCATTTGTAGTATGGAATTGTATCTTCTTTCATAACTCTAAAGTTTCAAATTTTTTACATATACTATTTACTGCTTCTCCAGTAAAGTTTTGCTTATGATAATCATTTTCCTTTATGTACTTTGCTGGGTTTCCAACATAAACTCCAAAGCATTGTGGTTTTACTTTTTTAGTTATAATAGCACCCATACCAATCATTGCATAACTTCCTATTTTAGAAAATTGATGACAAATACTTCCTAACCCCATATTAACTGCATACCCCAATAAAGAATGACCTCCAATTAAAACATTAGCACTAATAATGCAATTATCATAGACACTTGAATCGTGTCCAATGTAGCAACCTCGTAGTGCAAGAATATTATTGTGTAATGTGGTTGGCTTTTGACATCCAGAATTAATAGTAACAAATTCTTTAATCCTATTATAGTTACCAATTACAACTCCTTGATTTGGTTCGTCAAAATAATCTTTGTGTTCTGGCTCTGTACCTATTGAGCAAAATGCTTCAAAGCGGTTGTTGTTACCAATGATGGTATTGCCAGTAATATAGCAAAAAGCACCAATATAATTATCTTCGCCTAATACCACATCATCGCCAATAATGGCGGTAGGGTGTATGTAGTTATTACCACCTCTATTTACAAACTTAAAACTACCATTAAGTGTTGCGTGTTGGTTTTGGTTTTGGTTTGGTGTTGTATTTTCCATATTATATGTTGTTTAATATTTTAAAAATAACAATAACTAATGTAATACATATTATCCAAGCGCAAACTTCTATAATTACTTCTTCATACTTTTTCATATTATTGATTAAATTTAGTTACATACTTTTCTTCCGTTGGTATTCCGCCCCACATTCTAATATACAATTGTCTGTTGTGTTCAAAACGATTATTTAAAGCTGGGTCTTTAGCAATAGTCATTGAGTTACGATATACAACTGGGTCTAAAAAAGAAGTCCAAGATTTTTGAGCTTTTACCAAACTCATTTTGTGGTCAAATGAATTATCCTCAAAATATGCTGGAAAAAATTCTTCATCAAATTTACCAGCTTTTTTCCACATATCAACTGTTAGAATAAAGCTACACCAATTTTGCATAGAATTAATAAAGTCGGCATTTGAATTGGTACTGATTAATAGTTTTATTCCGTGTTCTGTTCTGCCCAAGTAAATATCATCATTGAGCATTAAAACGTGAGTAGCATCTACTTTATCTGCATAATCCATTATATGATTCCAGCTTTTAGCAACTCCTAAATTTTCTGTTGGTCTGTAAATTGCGAATTTTTCTTCTCTGGTAATTATGGATTGATTTCCATTATCTACAATGAATATTTCGGTATTTTCAAAGTCCTCAAAATATTTTATTAATGCTTCGTTAAGCAAGTCCGCCCTATTTAGCGTTGGTATTCCTATTATTAGTTTCATACATCATTTAATATTTCAAGGTTATCAAAAAGGTGTAATTGGTCTTTTCCGTACACATTAATTTTATTTCTAAATTCAGCAGACTGAACTTGTCTTTCCTCCCAATTTTTACCTCTTAATTCAATATGTACTTCTTGAATTTTTCTCCACATTCTAATAATTGTGTTTACGCTCGATAGCTTTTTATCAAAAAACATTTTATAATAATCGGATTGGTCTTTTCTCATAAAGTTAAGTTCTTCATCGTGCAATATTTGAATTGTACGCATATAACTATCTCTACAAGGAATATCATTTGTCAGTACACTTATAATTCTTGCGGTTATATATTTATTTTTACCCATAACTTAATTTTCTAGTTCGTATGCTTTTTTACAAGCTTTTGTGCAATACGTTTCTTCACAAGGCTCTCCGCAAAATCCACATTCGTTGTACATTGGTTCGTCTGGCGTTTGTAATTTCCAGTTATCGTAGTTTTCCATAGTTTTAAAATTAAAATCTTTTGGTTTCTATATGTCTAGCAATTTCGCCATCTTTAATTTGTGAGTTGACAACCATTTTACTGATTTGCTTACTTAATTTATTAAAGCATTTCCATAATTGCTTACCATTTAAAATTCCAGCTTGATTTAGTGCTAATAAATCAACTCTAATGATGTCAGCATCTTTTAAAAACCCTTTAGAAAGAGTAAAACCTTGTTCTTCTAATTGATGTTTTAAACTTGGAGCAGATGTTCCAAAACTTAATTTTACTTCAATTTGTCTTGATTTTTTTTCATCGCAAACTTCGGCTACTTTTTTTTCAATCTCTTTGATTGCTTCTAATGTTTCTTTTGTTGGTTTCATTTTCTTGATTTAATTTGTTTGTTTAATTATTAGTATTCCAGCCAATATTATTAATCCGAAGATTATAATTGCAATAATTTGTTCTTTATGTTTCGGGTTAAGCATAAAAATAATGTTTAGATGTTTATATTTTTAATTATTTATTCTGTAATTTCTCCAGTTAACATATTAACTGAATATTGTTTTGTTGCTTTTTGCGTTATAGATATTTTTTCCACTATTGCGCTGGTGTAATAAATGTCCTTGTATTTTTTTGATTTTAGGTAATAAGTAATTTTTACATAATCCCCTTTTTCAAACCTTAATTGCAAAATTAACGCTTTTATATCTTGGTAACAAACAAATGAAACTGGCAAGTATATATCATCTTTTTTTACCCTAATAACCACTTGTATTACTGTATCAGTAGCATTAATTATATCTATTATTTTACCCACTACTACCATATAGAAAATTATTATAAGTAAAATTAAATATTTTTTTTAATACTTTAACATTTCCATATTAATTTTTTGTAAAATATCCGCTAAATCTAAATTTAGTAAAAATCTATTTACCACAAACTCTCTGGCATATTTACGAATAATGTCCATTTTATCAAACTGCATATCCGCCACTTTTTTAAAGCTTTCGTTCTTAATGACAGTTTCGGTTACTTTCTTTTTTCTTTGCTCCATATAAAACTTGTTACCGTAATTCATTGCTTCGTCAATTAATTCTTGGTCAATGTTGTCTTTAGTAATCGGCATTAATTTATTAAACTTAATAAAATTGTATAAAGAATCCCCAGCATCAATATACGTTAATCCTTGCACATTTTCTTTTTTTGCTATGGTAAGTAATTGTTTAAAATTAGCAATTCTATCTTTGTCAGATATTGGAACAGTTTCAGCTTCTTTTAATTTTTGTATGTTATCTCTAACTTTAAAAACAACATTATTTCTATGCTCTTGATATGCTCTTAAAACTTTAGAAATGTAAATTGGAGATAATTTACCATAATGCTCGGCATCTGTATCTAGCGTTTGATTTGTTAAAAGATTAATACACTCTTTAATATCATACGCATTGAAAGTTGGAAAGTGTTCTTTAATAAAATTAGCCAACATATTTATTTCGGTTGCTTCTGGAGTTGCAATTCCAACATAAGTTGCCCACCGCACAATTAAAGAGTTCATTAACATCAAATCTTCTTTTGTAGAAAAATCCTTTAATCTTTTTTCAGTAATATAAGCATTGTAAATACTAATCTCTTTTGAATTAGTGTTTGCTAAACTACTAATTGTTGAAACCGAGTTCTGTTGCTTTGATAACTTGTTCATAAGCGTTTTCTTGTTTTGTTTTTTCTGTATTAATATTTTCGTTTAAGTAAGATTCAAACTTATTCCCAAACAAAGTATTTGGAGTTAGGTAATCCTCAAACTTTGTGTTTTGCCATTTAGTTGCTTTTACGCTAATAACTTTCACAAAATCATCTAACGTGTAACCTTCTTTCAATCTAGCATTAATATTACTTATAGCCACCTTTGAATTTGTCTTAAATGATTTTCCAGTACACTCATTTAAAAATCCAATAATTTTCTCAATCAATTCATCATTGGTCTTTGGTTTAACTTGGGGTTGTCTTAATTTTTTTTCTAAAACAACTTTTGGAGTTATAATTTCCGCAACAACAATTTCAGCTTGTATATAATTAAATATTATTTCGTTTCTTTTTTTAACTAAAGAATAATTTTTTACATAAGTAGGAAATATATCTATACCATATTGAATAATTCGATAATAAGTACTTTTAGGAGTATTAGGAGTTACACTTAATTTTATAACTTGACCTTCTTTGCCATTATATTGAATAAGCAAAGGCATCCACGTTTGATAGTATAGCGCACCTTTTTTTCGCAAGTCTTTTATAAATAGCATTACATCCATTAATCATCAATTAAGTCATCGTAAGATACGTTAAGAGCTTTCTTAATAGGTTTTAATGTATTGATATTAAAGTTGGTTCTTTTACCATTTATTATTTCGTTAAGTATGTACATAGAAACAGATTGTCCGTTGTTTGTTTCTTTGATTAAATTATGCAAGTCCTTTTGTGTCATACCTCTTTTAATAAGTATCTTGTATAACTTTGTAACCTCTATTTCTATTTTTTCCATTTTTATAAATTTAGCGCAGTAAACGCTTTTGTGTAGTTTTTATTTTTTGCAACATCGTTGTAAAGTTCAACGAATTTTTTGCTACCAGATAATAATAAATAAGTTCCTAGCTTTTTGTGTATTTGCTCAAAAGATAAATCTTTGTTGTTTTTACAAAGTATATCGGATAAGTTATCCATTGCGTTAAAGGAAGGTGTTTTAATTAACTCCATTGTTACTGAATGTATTTATAGGTTGTGAAATTACAAACTTCATTATTTCTGTCAAAAGAACTATTTGCAATAGATTCTATATTATATCCTCTTTGTCTTAATTTAAAAATAATAGCTGACAATCTAGTTGCGCCATAAAGATGAATTGCAGTCCAGCTATCAATAGTTCCTTTCTCAAATAAATGTCTTTTTACATTTGCAAACTTTGTGTTTGGTCTTTCAGTAACTTGTATTTTTTTAGTTACTGGTTTAACTTGGGGTTGCTCCATAATAATTTCTTCGTTAATGGGTTTAAAAAGATTTAAAAAAAATTGTGTTAGTTTCATTGTTGTTAGTTTTTAGATTTATTAATTAGTCGTTGCAATTTATTTCTTTTATTACATAATTAGAAAAGCAGTTTACAAAAAAATCTTTATCTGTAATTTTCAAGTTATGCGTAAACGTGTCATATTTGAATCCATTAACAAATCTAATTGTTTTTATTAGTTTAGAGTTTAAAGCATCAAACTGTTCATCTGTCATATTAAAGTAAGCGTTACCATCACAATTGAATTTATTCCACGAAATTAAAGTAACTTTAGAATCATCGTCAAATAAAAATATTAACTGGTCATTTTCATCGCAAGTACCAATATTAACATTCTGTAACATCAAACCATTTTGTTCTAATTCACTATTCACTTTTTTAAAGTTTGGAACAATTGTAAATCCTTTCGTTTTTTCTGGAGTTGCACAAATTAATTTTTTACTAGGGAGGTAATATTCCTTATCGGTCATAGCATCTTTACAATGTTCAATTACATAAGGTTTTTTAATTTGAGAATAAGCACTAATAGATAATAATGCTAAAGCGGAGATAATTGTTTTTTTCATTTTGTTGTTTTTAATTTATTGGTTTTCTTTTACAAATATAAACTATATTTTTAAAAATATGATATATTACTTAAAATATTTCATATTTTATTTATTATTTAATTCAAGAAGTGTGTTTTCAACCATAGTTCTACAATTGTCTGGTACAATAAAAAACAATACCGCTTCCAAACTAGTCTTGGCTATTGAATATTTTTCTTTTAACAGTTGCAATTCGTCTTTTTGAATTGTTTCTTTTTTAGCAATAGTTTTTAGTTGTATTCCTTGCTCTTTCATCTTATCAGAAATAGCTTTTAATTCAGCGTTCTTTTTGACTTCAAGTTCATTTGCTTTATCTCGAAGTTCTTTAGCTTCCATTTGCTTTTGTAATACTTCTTTTGAAGATTGTATAGCTTGTGCTTTTAGCTTTTCATTTTCCAGTCGCAAGTTTTCTTTTTCATCTGCTTCCGCTTTTGCTTTTTGCTCTTGTTCTATTTTAGCCAACCTTTCGGTTTCTATTTTTGCTTCTAAAGTATTTTTTGCGTATTTCAAAACACCGTTAAATGCTTCTTCGGTAATTATATCCAATTGCAATGTATCTGGGTCTAATATGTCTGCGTATGGCAACATTAACTTGTAACGCTCTGCTTTGAGTTCTGCTTTTCTATTTTGCTCTTGTATCTCTACAAAACGTTCTTGAAGCTCCAAATGTTTTTCCGCTGGTTCAACTATTAACGTAAGAGTTTTTGCAATACCATCAATTAACCTTCCTTCATTTAAAGATTGCTCTTTTAAAGACTTTCTAGTTTTTTCAATTTCAATTCTTTTAGCTTTTAAAATAAGCCTTCCTTCTCTGGCTTGTTGCATTAACTCAATTTGACTTTCATCAGTTACAACTATGGCGTTTGCTTTTTCGCTCCACTCGTTAGCTATTGTTGTAAACTCGCTAAACTTTTCAGTAATGTAATCTAACTTTGTTTTTTCAATCAAAGATGCTTCTAATAGTTTTTTAATTTCTTGGCTCATTTTTTTTATTTGTTATTTGTTATTTCAATCATTTTTAATATAAATAATTTTCTTTGATGTGTGTATTCTAACATATCTCCTTTTTTTATAGAATGATATTGCCACCAAAAATTACCACCAGTAAAATATTTATTATTATAAAAATCCACATTAATTTTATTAGATGGTTTCTGCATTTTAAAATGAACATAAATAATCTTATATTCTGAATGACTTAAACAATTTTTCATTTCCGCACACAAAGAATTAATCACTTCTTTTACTTGAATATGTTTATACAATTTTTTATAAACAATATTCATTTGTTGTTTTTGTTTTGGTATATAATATAAATTGTAAATTAATGTTAAACATATAATAAACATTATACTTATAAAGAAAAAAGAAATCATAACTGTATCATATTTTATTTCCATAATTAATATATTTGTTGTCTATAAATAACAAAGTAATATGAATTACCTTCTACATCTTCTACTCTATAATCATCGGTAGTCATATTTTCGTTCCAACCCATTGTAGATTTAATGGAATAAGACTTTACTTCACAAGTTGATTCAATCCAACTACGAGCATCTTCTTCTTTTAAAAATGCTAAACAAAATGGTGTTACCCCTTTTTCAACTCCTTTATACAAAACATTAAAAACTTCTATCATAACTTATTTCTTTAAAATGTAAACGTTAGGTACTTCTTCATATTCTGGACATTTATTTTTAACCTTTTCGGTTAATTCGTCATTTTGTGAAATTAAAGCAAAATTCAATAAAATTGAAATTCCAAATAAAAAGAACATTACCCCTAAAATTAAAACTCCATATTGCTTTTCATTTTTAATACACAAACTAGCTTTAAAAAAACATACTATAAAAAGTATGACCATAATTCCTAAAAATATTTCTCTCATTTTATTTTTTTTTAAAAACTTTTATTAAAATTGTAACAACAATTGCCACACAACAAACTATTATAAAATTTCTCTTATCTTCCATATCTTGTTTTTTTAATAATTTACTTTATAGATTTTGTTGTTACCCCACCTAATCGACCAATTTTATAAACGTTGTCTTTAGTTGTAATTGTAATTACACAATTAGTACTTTGCTCCATTTTTAAAATATTATCAAACTTGCTACTATTCTCCATATAGAAGTTAATAACTTTTTTTTGACTATTCGTTGCTATTACGTGCATATTATCCATAACCTTATTTATTTTGTTTTAATGTTAATTTTATTTTTTTTACAAATTTCTACATTTTTAGGAATGGGTTTAAAATTTATAGAGTATCCGCAAAAATCACATTTTAATATTCCAACTTTAACTTCGGCAAACTTATGAGTATTAAACTTTAGTAAATTACTAAATTTTTCCTTTTGGTCTTTTTCAGAAGTAGGATGACCTTGAAGTACTATAATTTGATTTTCAATAAAATCATTAGACATATCTTTGTAAGTAAATAAACTTGTTCCCATACCCTTGTTTTTTTAATATTAATTAATATTAGCAGTTCATTGGTACAAATATATTAAAGTGTTTTGGTTTGACAAAATATAATTGCATTTAATTTTAGTTAAAATTTAGTTAAA